CAGAGCAATCTTTTATTGGCACAATATCAACCAATGAGATTTGGAGGGGGTAATGATACAAGTCGGTGTCTAACTGACGATCTAAATGCTATGGACACAATTCATGAATCTTTGTCAAGCACTTATGCCGCGAAGAATCATACGCACTCTGGATATGCTGCTAAAAACCACACTCACAGTTATCTGCCTTTAAGCGGTGGCACACTCACAGGAAATGTCACAACAAGCAAAGACATTAATATGGGTGTAGAAGCTGCTATACAAGGCAAGACATCAGACGGAACTTTAAAGAATGTATTCGTCCCCGTGTCTGCTGCTGGCAATACGGCAATTGGATATGATAACTATCAAAAGTCTAACGGAACAACCAATCTATACGGTAACTCTGTTCGTATTTGGAGTAAGACTGGCGGTCTTACTGGTTCTAATTATGGAGAAAATAAGGTGTTATGGAGCGGTGCTTTATACGTAAAAGAGGACGCTACTATTACCCTTTCTGGCAATGTGTCTGCACAACCTCATGGCATTTCTCTAATATTCAGTGCATATGACGTTGCCAATACATCTCCTGTTAATTCTAGCTGGAACTCTTTCTTTATTCCTAAATACGCCGTAGCAAATGATAACGGCGGTGGGTTCTCATTCATACTTGAGCGTGGTGGAAAGTTCTACAAGAAGTATCTTTATATTAATAATAATGAGATAAAGGGTAATGCTGTAAATAACAACTCAGCCCTTTCTCTTCATGGTCAAACAGTTGACAACAGAAACATGGTTCTTCGTTACGTAATCGGTGTTTAAATAATTCAGGGAAACAGATTAACTTCTGTTTCCCTTTTTTTTACGATTTTTGATTATCTTCTTTTTCAATAATGTATTTTAAATCACTGCGAATAGATTGTATTTCCTTTTGAACACTTTCTAATCTAGCCAGAATCTTTATTATTGAATCTTGTTGTAATGCCATTGTGAACAACTCCTTTTAGATATTAATTATAGTATATAAAAAAGAGGTTCAATTAAGAACCTCAGTGAGTGTAAGGTATTGTATGTTTGAGCCTAGTTGCGTAGACTTAGCTGAAGGAAATGGACGATAGTGTTTAAGCAAATCCATAAGCAAATATGACTCAAATACATACAACATTAATATAAGGTATTGCTTAATTTAAGCAAATATAGGAAATCTTCAAACCCTTATCTATCAAGGAGTTATAATTACTTACTCGTTGTTATCTCCTAGAACTCCAAATGCAAAGCCATTATATATATTACTTTATTTATATGGCGTTTGCAAGCCTGTTTAGAAATTTTACGCAAACGATACGCAACTGATTTAAAACGTAAAAAATAAATTTGCTTAAATTTCTACGCAAATTGAATCTCTACGCAAATACGCAAATAATGAATAAAAAAAAAGACTCCCATTATAATAGGAAGTCTTCTGCTTTTGCTACCTCTTCATTCAGTTTTGTCTCTAACAAGTGGGTATATTTCAAAGTGGTAGCATAACTAGTATGCCCCATGATTCTTTGTATAAACACTGGATCTAATTTCTTTTCAAAACACCTAGTAGCAAACGTATGTCTAAACGCATGTGGATAAATGTGTTCCATTTTTTCTGGCGCTCTGCCTTCTATTGCCGCATTATATTCTTCTTTTTCGTTGATGTTCTTCAATACCTTTTCAATGTTATGGGATAATGCATATCTTGTTACTGGCGAGCCAAGTGTTGTCGTAAAAACTAAATCGCCTAACTCTGGTCGCAATCTCCACCTACTTCCAAGCTTTGCTTTGTATTGGTCTTGTTTTACCTTCCAATCTTTAAATAGTTCTCCTACATTCCCGAAGAATGGAATAGTTCTGTAGCTATTGCTCGTCTTTGGTGTTGTGAGGTATTCCATTTTCTTACCGTCAACATAACCAATGCTCAGGCTTCTTTGTATTCTGATTGTTTTGTTTTGCCAGTTTATATCTTGCCATTGAAGACCGCTGAATTCGCCTATTCTCATGCCAGTAAGTAATAAGATTTGGTAAGCTTCATTATAATACTCATGTTCTATTTCATCTAAAAACATCTTCATTTCACGAGAACTCAAAACCCTACGTTCTTGAACAGCTTCATTCTCGTCTTTTATTGCTATATTAATACACGGATTAGACTTAATGATTTGATTCATAACCGCTATATCCAAACACTCTCTGAGTACGCCAAGTGCTTCTCTCAGCGTTCTTGCCTTGAATTTACTAAGTAATTCGTTTGTTGTATCTTGCATATTCATATGAGATATATTCTCTATCTTTTTATCTCCTATTGCAGCAATGTATGTGTTGGATACTTTTCTATGATATGCCCTTTTGGACACTTCCGACTTCAATGCTGGCTTTTTGTATTTTTCAAACCACTCTTCAAACCATTCAGACAGTGTAAGGTTTGGTCTAATATTCTTTTCGTCTCTTAGAATCTTAATTTTTTCTTCTTCAAAACGTTTCTTTAATGTTGGTAGATGCATATCATAAAGACACAGCTTAACACCGTTAATCATACACCGCGCTTCAAAACGTTTATCTTTTCGTTGACTGTATCCGCGCCCCAAGTCTTTGCCTTTAAGGTCTTTTCCCATGATGTTAACACACCTTTATAATATATTTTTACAACAATATTGTATCTTTGTTTTACGTAAATTACAAAAGATAAGTTCTATAAAGAATATTTGCACAAAAATGGGGCTATAACAAGCCCCATAACATATATATTTAGTTGTTATTTAGATTATACTTCTTGTAAATCTCTTCTTTTATCTCAACGTCTGATTTCGAATCAAGATAAGCATACTCTTTCATATACCAATCAGACTTATCCATATCTTCTTTGCCGCCCTTATCAAATGCGCGCTTGCGATATTTATGTGCATTTAACTTACAGAAGAACATCGTCTCCACAACGCCGTATAGAAGAATCATTTCATCAATACATTCAATACCATGCTCGTAATGAGCAGGATGGTTCACAGCATCATGCTCTTCGTCATTCTCTTCGTTCACAAACACCTTTTTAATTGCGTTATTGCTGTTCATGCTGTTTACAAACGTAATAACCTTTGTAAGCTCAACTGCGTCACCGCTAATAAGGAGACTGCCCATGTCATTCTTATCATAACGAACTGTTGCCATATTACTCATCCTCTCCTGTAATAAGCTCTGAATGCGGAAGTGACTTAATCCAGTCGCAGAACGTATGCCACTCATCAAGTTTATGATTCTTACGAGACTTATACATATTTGCAAGAACCTCATAGTTTAGCATGACGGTACGCTTCTGGTTATATGAACTAGGTAGAAGCTGAATCATGTACCACCAATACTTCTTGTCCTTGGTTTCGTTGTATAGTTCACGATAGACATTTAGATGACATACGATGAAGTCTAATAAGTTCTCTGAACTCCTAGTCGTGTCAACCCAGCCTTCTTCGTGGATTGGCTCGCCATAGATTTCATTTGATAGATGTTCATGGCTGAAGTCATCAACGGTAAACTCTTTAGCTTGAATTTTATGCATGGTGCTACACGAATTGGCTACAGTGCCTACCTTGTATGTGTCGTATTCTTTGTACCAGTATAGCGGAGCAGTGATATCACAATACACGACAATCATACGGAGATATTTACGATGATCTATGCCAGCGTTGCGAAGACGCTTCATAAGTCCTAGGTCGTTATCGCCAATTTCAAATACGCCCTTATATGAATCTCCGCCATAATACTTATATTCGCTATCGCTCTTAGCCCAAGAGTTCATGGGGTTACGCATACCACGGATAGCGGGTTCTAATCCACATATTTCGGTGTTTTCAATTTTTAGCATACATCCTCCTACTTATATAAAGTGCCAAAAGACTAATATCTTTATATGTCTTTTGGCACCATTATAGCATATATATTTATTTGTTTAGGTAGGTATCAATGGCAATCTCTAAAAATTTTAGATAGTCTTCCCAAAGACCTTTAGCATATACGTAAGCTTTTGTATCTCTAGAAAGACACATGGCTTTAGCATCACTAACATAATCAAACGGCTTGCGCTTTCCCTTTGGACGAAGCTTCTTGGCTAAAACTTCATTTAGGAAATTTTTATTCGCAGTTCTGATTACACTCATACCACTAGAGCCAAGCTTTGAAACTAGACTTTTATAACGAGCAAGCTCATTTTCGGGTATATCTACCTGCGCTTTTGGTAGGTTCTTTGACGAGAATGGGCTAGTTTTCGCACCACTGGTCTTAGGCTTCATTAAAGAAGCAACTTGATCCATATCAGAAGCGTTGAACTTAAATACTACCTCTTCATCTGATTCATCGCAGTCAAAAACATTTACACCATTCTTCTTTAGGGCTTTGACCACATTATGACCACGTTGAACAGATGGGATGTAAGCAATTAGTTTAGACCTGCCATAATGCCAGATTCTTGAATTATAATAACATGGAATATATACGTTATCCTCATCAATCTTACCATTGCAATCATGGCAGAAATCATTTGTGGCATTATTGATAACAGGTAGAATGCGATACACATGCTTATAATGATTAACTAAATAACTACTCACTGAACCACCTCCACTATTTAAACTTCACTTCATATTCAATAATTGGCTCAGCGACATAGCATGACAGAGCGCATGATACCTCGACAGCTTTCTTAGGAGAATGATTTAAATATAATGCTGCGTTTGCAAAATCCATCCCAGCGCCAATGGCTTCATAATTCTTAATGCGATAAACAAGCAGTCCGCTTATGTAAAATGCTTTTTCATCAAACACAAGAATATACGCATTCTCAATATCGCCGTCTGCACCAAATGTTTTCTTCCACTTTGAGAACTCTGCGACAAAACCGAGAACGTCTTTCTCTGTTGCGCTCAATGGCTTATGCGTTTCTGCATAGAGCCACATTAGACTGCCTTCGTCAGCATTGCCAACTGTGCCGATAATCATATCGTTTACTTTACAAAGCTTTGTAAAATTGCCATCTGTCTTCTTGGAAGAGCCGTAGCAGACAATGGAGTCTGCTGCGACTTTAATTTTATCATCATATACTTTTACCGCGACTACGCTCATATAAACACCTACAGATAATCCCCGATAGACCAACCACTTAGTACACCGTTGCCAATAAGATACATCATAAACATATCCACAGATTCTTTTACCTCAAGAGCAGGTGCAAACTTTGGGTTATGTTCAAGTATGCTCTGATAATCATATGGCTGAAGAAATTCTTCATCCAATACGTCAATTCTTAAATCTTCTGGATTGTCTTTTGGAATTATGACGCTGAATGTTATTGTCGGATATTTATGTACGTGCTTACATAGACACCACGACCCCGTACCTAAGTCTGTGAAGCCAAGTCTATGCATTTCATCATCGGAAAGAATATGCGCTTTTACATTTGCATTCAATCCATGTTTATTAACAGGTACTTTACGAAACATGCAACGCGCCTTTCCAATTGGGCGAAAGCATTCACATGCGTTTAAGTCTTTATCAATATCATCATACTTGACCTCACAAGGGATCGCCCAGTCATTCCAGCCAAGGTAGTGTTTACATACATTACATGTATACTTACCTTGCATCTGTTGACCCCAGACCACCATTGCGCACGGCAGTAGTATTATCGTCTAGAGTAACACCGAATGGAACAAATACGCCTTGCACAAAGCCGTCTCCTTTATTAACCCTAACGCTTTTTGTGCCGTTATTTTGTAACTTTACCATGATATGACCTTCGTTGTCAGCATCAAAATAATCGCTATCAATTACAGAAACACTTGTAGGCATAGACAGCCCGTGTTTAAAACCTAGGCTACTACGAATAAACAACAACATAGTCCAGCCGTCATACATCTCACAGCGAATACCAGTCGGAATCTTAATGGAGTCGTTAGGCTCAAGAACAAAGCTCATAGGAGAAAAGAAATCATAACCTGCGCTCTGAGCTGTGGCACGCTTAGGAAGCTTAATACCATTGTAGATATTGCGAAGATGCTTCTCAAGCTTGTCGTTATCAGTCTCGTCCTTTAGAGCATCAAAAGTGTCAAGCCAATCATCATGAAATCTGTTGAAAGACACCTTAGAAAAATTTGCCATGCGCTGCATATAAATCACCTTTCTTTGTTATCGCATATAACGTTAATTATTATACAATACAATCTTATTTGTTGCTATAGTTTTTTGAACATTTATTACACGCTGATTTGAACTTCCACACCACTTTAAAGATATGTCGTTAAGCTCGTCAACGTATCTGCCATCGACAACTACATCACACATAGAGACAATATTCTTTCGAGCTGTTTTAATTTTGACAGTCTTAAAGAAGTCCAATGGGTTTAAATCATTTAACATGGTTGGTTTAAAGATTTGCTCCCACGTAAATCCAGTATACAACCAGATTTTCTTATCTGGAAACTTGGCTTTAATATCTTTAATGAGAGAAAGAACATCATATACATTCTCAGGCTCAAGTGGTTCTCCACCAAGGATGGTTACTCTGGCAACAAACGGCTGCGCAACAAGCTTAAGAAACTCTTCTTTAGTCTGCTTAGTCCATTCTTTGCCACCAGTAAATCCCCATGTTTCACTGTTAAAACAGTTCTTACAATGGGCGCGGCACCCTTGTACAAAAAGAGAAACGCCGATGCCGCTGCCATTCGAAATATCCATTTTACGAATTAAAGAGTATCTTATCTTAATCACCATCTTCCACTGGCATATCGTCTACATGAAGAACGCGCTCTTTAATTTCCTGAGTTCTGCCAGCGTTCCAAAAGTTACTTCCAATGTCCTTACTACCCTCGGTTTCCCGATATTTATTAGGGGAGTAGACTATACAATCTAATCGTTATAATGATTAGTCGGTATTATAGTCGTTGAAGGTTTCTCCTATTTAGGAGACTTCCCTGCGTTTGATTACCCAATTCTTAACGATGTTACCATACCAAGTCCGTTACTACTCGCCGCAATTATATTACTATAATTGTTTGGTTGTTAAGACTCTAAGGGCTTCCCCGCAATTTAACCGATTTAACGTGGACTACATTTTACTTCAATCCACATGTTCTGCGTGCCACGCTCATTTTATCATGGTCACGGTTGCCGCAGTTGGGGCATTCCCAAACAAGCTCGCCAGTATCCTTATCCTCTACAATAAGGATCTCCTTGTCCCAACCGCATACCATGCAATAATCGCTCTTTGTATTCAGCTCAGCATACATAATATTGTCATAGATAAACTGAATAATCTGAATCACTGCATCGATATTGTTTGTTAGATTTGGCACCTCAACATAGCTAATGGCACCGCCCTGAGAAAGCTTCTGGAACTTAGACTCGATAGCAAGCTTGCTAAACGCATCAATGTGTTCGGTGACATTAACATGATAAGAGTTAGTAATATAATCCTTATCAGTAATGCCCTCGATTACACCAAAGCGCTTCTTCAAACACTTGGCAAACTTGTATGTGGTAGATTCAATTGGGCTACCATACGGACTGTAATCAATGTTTTCTGCTTCCTTCCATTGATTGCATTTGTCGGTAAGTGCCTGCATTACCTCAAGTCCAAACTTCTCACCAATATCACCGTCTGTATGGCTATGACCAGTCATATATTTTACGCACTCATAAAGACCAGCATATCCAAGTGAAATTGTTGAGTATCCGTTGCAAAGAAGCTTATCAATCTTCTCACCCTTATCCAAGCGAGCGAAAGCGCCATGTTGCCAAAGGATAGGTGCTACATCAGATGGAGTACCCATGAGCCTATTGTGACGCGCCTGTAGTGCCTTGTGGCAAAGTTCAGTGCGCTCATCAAAAAGCTTCCAGAAGTTATCAAAGTCGCCGCCAGACGATAGCGCAACATCAGGAAGGTTGATTGTCACAACACCTTGATTGAAGCGACCATAATACTTTGGTTTGCCGTCATAGTTCTTAGCCTTTGCAATGTTATCATATCCATTACCACTGCGGTCTGGGGTAAGGAAGCTTCGGCATCCCATGCAAGGATAGCAATCGCCATTGCCAACCTTTTCGCCTTTAGATAGCTTATATTCCTTCATCATCTTCTCAGAGATATAATCAGGAACCATACGCTTCGCAGTACACTTGGCGGCAAGCTTGGTGAGATAGAAATACTTATCGCCCTCATGTACGTTATCATCCTCAAGGACATAAAGCAGCTTCGGGAATGCAGGTGTTACCCATACACCCTTCTCATTCTTAACCCCCTGAATGCGCTGATTAAGAACCTCTTCGATGATTAGGGCAAGATCGTTCTTGGTCTGCTCATCTTTTGCTTCATTGAGATACATGTTCACGGAAAGGAACGGAGCCTGCCCATTGGTAGTCATAAGCGTTACGACCTGATACTGAATAGTCTGAACGCCACGCCTAATCTCGTCCTTTACCATAGACTCTACAATATCATTGTAATTGACAATCTCGTCATCTGTCTTAGGCTCATGTCCGACAAACTCGACATATGTATCCATTGCTTGCTTCTTAATCTTCTGTCGGCTCACGTCAACAAAAGGAGCAAGATGTGTAAGGCTAATAGTCTGACCACCATACTGGCTTGATGCAACCTGAGCAATAATCTGGGTGGCGATATTGCAGGCGGTGGCAAAGCTATGTGGCTTCTCAATCATGACGTTAGAGATAACAGTGCCATTCTGAAGCATGTCCTCTAGGTTGATTAGACAGCAGTTATTAAGTGCATTCTGTCCAAAATAATCCATATCATGAAAATGAATGATGCCAGCTTCATGTGCTTCAACAACATCCTCTGGCAGCAAGAAGCGCTTGGAGATATCCTCACTTACAACGCCAGCCATATAATCACGTTGAGTTGTGACAAGACTTGCGTTCTTATTTGAATTCTCGTTATTCCAATAGTCGCTTTCTCCACTTAGCAGCTCCATAATTGTTTCATCTGTTGTATTGACCTCACGAATAATCTTGCGCTTATAACGGTACTCAACGTAGTGAGAAGCCACATCCTTGCGAGAGGTTGCCATAAGCTTATTCACAACCATGTCTTGAATATCCTCAACGGACATTTTCTCTTTCTTGATATTTGCGATTTCATTTGAAATCTTACTTGCAATCTTATTTGCGTCTTCGGTAACATCGCCATCGACTTCAATAAATGCTTTCTTAATAGCGTTTGAAATCTTGTTCTTGTCAAAAGCGTCTTCTCGTCTATTTCGCTTAATAACAAACATCATACGCATTACCTCCTAATTAAAGCATATAACTTTATTTGATACAATTAAATATTATACAGCATTTAACCACTAATATACATAAGAATATAAATTAATATTCAAAAATATTTCTGTTGTATACCTTGATAGTTTTAATTGGGCCATCCCAATCTTTTGAACAGTATGACATGTCACCGTGGAACTTAATATCCTCATTTAGAGCATCTGAATCAACGATAAATTCACTCATACATCCATTGTGTTTTGTGATAATATTGTCTGAATCAGTGTCTACATCAGCCTTTTGATCGCCCAAAATACACGGGATAACAGTACCATTTTCAAGTATGATATCAAAATACTGACCAACATCAGATGTAAAATATGTACCGATAGCTACGATATATCTGCTATCAGCCATCCTAATACCGTATTCGCCAGTCTCGGCATAATGCTGTTGTAGCCTGTGCTGTTTAGAATCGGTATTAGTTATCGTCCTATAATCCATGAAAGATTTAAAGCCGCTGTTCTCAGGAGCATCATAAGTCTCATAGCTTACATACTTTGCAGTTAGGTCAACATCCTCATCAACAGGCTCTTCTGTCTTCTCTTTGTCTTTAACAATGGCAACATCTATATCATCAACATCTTTGCCATCATTATTACTATGAACTGGCTGAAACACGAAATACAAAATGCTAAACAAAAGAATTACAAATATACCCAACATACCAATAGACACTAGGATATCTTTATTCTTCAATCCAATCACCTCTTTGCATATAACATTAGGAGTTTGCAGTATATATAATACCACAAACTCCTATTAATATTATGCAGATTTTATGTCAATCTATCCTTGCATATACTCCATTGACTTCATCAATTCCTGCATGAAAGTCTGCCTTGATAGATTTGCTTTCTTTTTAACCGCCATATTGACGGCATCAATAGAGCCTAGATGATAACAGCGATTTTTTGTACGGCTTACACCAACATAGAGTAAGTTGCTATTGAGCATAAAGATATCACTCTTTGTCGTGCAAAGGATGACATTTTTGATGCTACTGCCCTGTGACTTGTGAATTGTCATGGCATATGCAAGTCCCACCATAGTCATATCATACTTAGAATACTTAACAATGATACCATCAAAATCAAGCACAGCATATGTAGCGCATACGTATACAATACGCGCGGTTTCGCCATTTGCAACGAACGCCGTTCCCTCTTTTTCATTTATGGTTCCATGTTCATCACATATTAAGGCACTATAGTTGTTTTGCTTTTGGACAACTATGTCATCATCATAGTATTGTACATCTCCAACTTTCATATGCCTTTGAGCGCCATAATTTTTATTAATGGCTCTTTGAATCCTGTTGTTAAGCTTTACCGTGCCGTACTCTCCTATATTCTTAGCAGTAAGAACCTGAATGTCCTCCATGTGTTCGCCATTTTTCAATAGCTTTTTGTATAGCGCAACTGCATTTTTAGGAACATCTTCTTTTGCAAGGTCGATGAACACATAGTCTTTCTTTGTCCCGAACCAAGTAGCCTTGTTTTTCATACTTGCATCAAGATATGTCTTGCAGAATCGCGTATCTGTCGCAACAGTGGATACGCCACCTTCGCCATAGCGAAATACTGTAGTCAATGTCGTTGTCGGGATAGCATCGCTCTGCATAAAATCATGAAATAAATTACCACATCCAACAGAGGGTAGCTGCGCATTATCTCCAATCAGCATCAGCTTTGTGCTATTAAAGTCGACAGCGTCAACAAGATGCGCAAACAAACTAACATCAACCATCGAACATTCATCGACTATGACAACATCGCAACAAAGCTTGCAATCTTGATTATAAGTCCAACCGACTCGTGGATTGTAGCCAAGACCCCTATGAATAGTAGAGGCTTTTCTTCCTGTGAATCCAGATAAGACCTTAGCTGCCTTACCAGTTGGTGAAAATAGCTCATACTTCTTTCCATTGTCTTCAAGCATCTTGATAACAGCTTGCGTTGAAAAGCTCTTACCAGTACCTCCTGCGCCATTGAGAATACTGATGTTGTATTTGCATAAGTATTCAACAGCCATCATCTGCTCATCAGATAGCTCGAACTCACCATCCTTGCTGTACTTCTCTACGTCAAAATCCCAAACGTTATTTGGGTTAAATATATTGTTCATAATCATATATGCAATATGTTTTTCTTTCTTAAACGTACTTGAGAGAGCGATAGACATAGTGTACTTATCATAGTAAATAGCATCATCCTGAATGGCGTTGACGAAATGGTCTGCACAAGATGGAACCATGTCATAGCATTGCTGGCGCAAGTCCGCAAGATTCATCTTCGTGTTGCCTTCATTCTCGTTCTCTTTAAGCAAATAGATAATGCAGGCAAGACACCTATCTTTACTAGTTTTTACATCATACCCAAAATCAATAACACCCTCTTTTTGCAGATTAAGGATGATGGAATCGGCAATCTTATAGCCCACACCGCTGACGCGAGTAAGCGTAGCATATGGCGCATCCTTAAGACGCTCCATTAATACATCAACGTCATTGTATTTATCATAGATACGCTTAATCATACTAAGTGAAATAGCGCCTTTAAACTCAGACACAATGTCAACGAGCTTAAAGTTCTCGATAATCTTTTCTTTGATTCTTTCAAATGTCTTTTCGCCAATGCCATAGAGCTTATCGACATCTACGATATCATCCTTACCCTCCATGACGATATCGATGATATCAGGATAGTTCTCATAAAGAACTTCTGCCTGATTCATAGTAAGAATCTCTTGTAAAAATGCCTTAACATCTGACGTTTTTGTAGGCATATCCCTACGTACATTTACACCACGATAGCTTATGCCATATTTTGTCTGCTCTTCTGTGGCGACAACATCATATTCAATACCGATAACAAGGTCTGACAAATCACCGATAAGAGAAACGTTGTCAAACTTATTGTGTTGGATATTAGGATATGAAACATCGTCTACATCAAGAGCATAAGTTTTGAAATTAGGAGAAGAGTAGACACATTTAACAACAGTGCCTTTAAACTCTACCTGATTGCTATCCATTGTGTCTACCCTTTCATACATTCATAGCTTTCGAGTACAATCTCGCGCTCATCTGACTTTTGCCATTCGCCATTAATCTTCTTGCTCTTGAAGTCGTATGCAAATCCCTCAATCTTCAAGATAGAATACATGCCAAATGGACTTTCTTTGAACACCTTTGACTGCTTAATTCTACACCCTAACTCTTCACCATCACAAATTCTACGCAAAACAAGATTAGGAGTACAGGGATTCTTGTATGTCACAAAGCCAGTAACAATATAATAATCGTCTGCCATATTAGGATTAACATAATTCACATAGCCAAGATAATCCATCTCTGCCCTTACTTGTGAAACAATATCAAGAGATTTATCCTCAAGTCGATTGCAAAGTTCATTAATTAAGCCTTGGTTATCGAGCTGTCTCCACTGTGATTTCGTCTCCTTACCAGCATACTTCTGCATCAGATAATCAGATACACCAAGCTCCTCCATCTTCTTTTTGGCAATAATTTTTGAGTTAGCAAACTTATCATAGATATCAACAACGTCTAACAGATACTTATTCTTACCAAAGTCCGAAAAGAAATTAAGACTGATAAGAATGGTTAGCTGCCTAGAGTTAATAGAGGTCTTATCTTTAATGTCCTTAAGCAGCTCAGTAAACGAATCATACTTGTTCTTAGATAGTTCAAGTAGTTCATCTGCAATTTGACGATTACAATGCTTCACACTGGCAATACCTTTGTATACACAGTTCTCCTTCTTATCCATTGTATAATCAGCAGTTGACTTGCCAAACTTAATTGGCTTTAACTCAATGCCGTTTCTCTTTGCATATGCAATAATCTCCAAGCACTTGGCATCGTCTTCTGCATAAATGTTTAAAGCTGTTGTAACTGTCTCAAGCTTGTAATAACAACGTAGATAACCAACAACATAGCCAAGGAAACTATATGGTACAGCGTGGTTATGTGAAAACAGATATGAACTAGCATCAATAATTACCTTGATGAAGTTCTCAATAAGCTTATCTGCTTCCTCTTTTTCTACTCCATACTTTTCTTTCATTGTCTTGATAAATCCTTCCTTAATCTTAGGAATAAACTTATCAGTACCAGTCTTCTTAGCAAAGCCACGGCGAACAATGTCAGCTTCTCCCATTGTATAACCACAGAAAGAGTGCAAGAACTCGATAATCTGTTCCTGATATACCAAGTATCCTAGTGTTGGAGCCAAGAACTTATTCAGCGCTTCATGTCCATTATCACGATATTCGCCAACAGAAAGCTCCTCTCGATAACTTGCACCAGCGGGTCGAATTGCGCCGTTTGCCATTGACATCAGTTCGATATATGAAAAGTCTGGGTTCTTTTCTCTAATCTTCGCAATCGTCTCATCGCTAAACAGCTGCTTGATATAGTCACCTGCATATGAAGATTCAAACTGAAAAATCATAGTGCAATCATCCCTAATCTCATTCCATACTTTCACATCATCAAATGAGATATTATCAGGAGTAATTCTAGGAATGCCAGCTAAATCACAGGTTTCATTGATAAGACCAACGCAATCAAGACCAAGGACATCGAGTTTAACAAACTGTAAGCCATCAAGCTCTTTCATGTTGATTTGAGAAATCATATTGTCATTTGACTTAGTGCTACAAAGACCAAACCACTCGTCAACAGGATAAGGAGAAACAACCAGACCAGATGGATGATTGCCAATTGATACGATTGTACCTTTTACAATATCAACATATTTAAATAGCTCTGGATATTTATCTGTATAGTAGGTATCAATGCAATCTTTCTTTTTATCATCTTGGTAAACAGCATCGCTAATAGTCTGAGTATCCTCAACGCTCATACCAAGCGCCCTGCCAACATCTTTAATAGCACCCTTCATGGCAATAGTGTTGAATGTAACAATATCGCAGCAATACAAACCATCCTTATTGAACATATAGTCTCTTACTTTATATCTGTCTTTCTTAGACCAGTCTGTATCAATATCAGCAAGTGACACACGCTCTTTATTCATAAAACGTTCAAAGTTAAGGTTGTATTTAATTGAATCTACCTCTGTAATACCAAGAAGATACGCAATTACACTGCCACTTACCGACCCACGAGAATATCCATACGACACACCCTGTTTTTTAAGAGCAGCCTTATAGTCCTCGTCAAGTAGCAGAAAGTCAACAGCTCCATTATGCTTATATGTATCTAGCTCATATTGAATCTTCTTCTTGTACTCATCAAAGTTTGGATATTTATTAACCCCCCTCTTCTTAATGCCATCAACAATCTTCTTTTTTAATGTGCCTTCAGAGTCAGCATACAGCTTGGGATACTTCTTTGAATAATCAAGCTCGAACTCTTCAATAGAATCAGCCATAACATTTGTGTTATCAATTGCCTGCATATATACATTCTCTGGTAGCGAGTTCTGAGTCTTATATGCAGCAACAAGCTCGTCATAGGTCTTGAAAGTTAAATCCCAATCATCTTCATCAGAAAAGAACACGTTCTTGGCTTTTTGAAGAATCTTTCGCCCCTCAACATGCTCGTCATTAAGGCAGTGTGTATCTGTGCCAGCAATCAGAGGAATGCCAGTTTTCGTGCTAATAACATATAACATCTTATTATATGTAATTTGATCTACACAATTATGATGTTGAATCTCAAGATAGCATCTATCCTTATTAGTAATAAGGAATTTCATAAATCTCTTCTTTGTATTATTGCCACCCTTGTTTAATACACCGCCAAGACAAGCAGTTGTAATAATGATATTGTCCGATGTTGCGAACAGCTCTTCAAAAGTAATGCGCGGCATATAGTAGAAGTGATAATCGTCTCGATGAAATGACTTAGACACCATCTTATTAAGCTCTTTAACGCCATCATAGTTTTTAGCAATCAAGACACAGTGATAGTTATCCCTATGCTTATCTTCTGTATCGCTGTCTTCTGTTAGGTATGCTTCTACAGCATGAATGTATTTCATACCAGCAGATTCAATCGCTTGCTTTTTATGAACCCATTCAAAGATGCAACCATGCTCACTAAACGCCATAGCCTTCATACCAAGAGAAGCTGCATAATCCACATACTCTGTATATTTTGTAACTGAATCCACATTAGTAACACCATTACTAAGATCACTATGTAAATGATACACACAATAGTTACCCTGCATATATGCACCCTCTCAATAAAAAAAATAGGGGAAACAAACGTCTCCCCTAAGTATAACATATATTCACTTTAATGCGCCTGTATTTTTTTATCGGTTTGAGATAAAAAATGCAATTGCAAACCCGATAAACATTATCAGTATGCCAGCAAAACCAGACAGCAAAATCTTAATAATCGTTATGCCGACAATTGTTGCAGTCAAAGTGCCAGCATCAAAACACTGGCAGGCGTAAATAATAGGCTCAACTAGCATTACCCAAATGCTTACATAGAAGCCAATGATAATACTAATTGCATATACGATAGCGCCAAGCCAATCACGAATCTTATTAAACATATCCATACTATTACTCTTCATCATCATCAACAGTACGGCGCGGAACAAAAACTATATCGTCCATTACGCCATTCTCATCATGTAGCACAACGCAATCAAGCTCATCGTTGATTGCAAGATACTCCATATCAACATCAAACTCTACCATATCAACCACCTTAAAACAATAATTTTATATATCAGAACGCTTAAGCACGTATCGATTACCCTCTTCTACCACCCAATTAGTATCGAGAATAGCCATATTATCACGATATTTAATCTTAACTTCTGACCCGTAACAAAGAACTGGGAAGTAGCTAAGCGGCGTGTTCAACAAAATGGCAAATGATTTATCCATATTGTCATCTTGATATGCCCATACGTTTTCTGTTATACCATCTCTGCACTCGATTGAAACTCTAATTGTTCCACTATCAAACTCCTCTTTTTTAAGAGACTTCAAGAACTCATATTTATTGCAAATCATCTTGTTGACCTTCATACTTTGCTTTTAGCCTAGCAAGCTCTGCAAGCTCCTTGTTTCTGAATTCTTCTTCCTCTTTTCTTTGCTTTGTCCTCTCAGCTTCATCAAGTTCTTTATTGAGCGCGTCATAATCAGTATTATCAAGCTCGTATTTTTCTAGGCTATACGCATCACACATATACTCATAGTCGCTTGGCTGTGTTCTCATATGGTATTCCATACACTTCTCTGCGTCTTCTTCATTTGTAAAATAGCCAACGCTAAACTCACTATCGTAATCACCAAAACGAACAATATAAATAGACATAATCAACCTTATCTATTCAAGAAATATTACCACATTATTATCTTTAGTGCTAGTGCAGCCAATATAATCTATGTATTGCATATCATATTCACCATATGGATGGTCGTATGTTGAAGCGGATATAGGCACACGCACAACAACATCGAGGTTTGGATATTTCAATAACTCTTCTGCAAGCTCTTTCGACTTCATTATAACGCATTCTTTCTTTAAAACAGGTTGTAGAACAGGGCTGGTAGAGTTCTCTTCCACTTGCCGTTCTTATACTCATACCCATTCATATAAATCTTATCACCGATAATACTAACCGATGAACGCTTTGAGTTTGATGGGCATGTGGGAAGTTTTTTGCAATCGATGTATACCTCGCCACCATCTTGAACGATACAATGCTCTGTGTTCATTAAACTAACACCACCTATACTCTAAAGAAACCAAGCCAACAACGGCATCGTGTTCCCTCTTTAATAGTGCCACCATCAATCATCTCTTGGCTTACCATGTATCCCTCTTCGATACCGTCAATAGCCCAAGGATTAGTCTCATATACATAAACCACTTGACAATAGAACCACTCAGAAGGATTCTTAGGCTTTCTAATCTTCTGTGTCTCTGTGTCTACGATGTAGATATCATTATTCTTAATGTCTTCACCAGCTATGTAATCCTTTATGACTCCACCATGAGTAAGAATTGGCGGCATTTTATCTCCTTAAAATCAAAAACGCTGTCGCAGATTTAATACAATTGTCTTTGTCTTATCGTCTGCATATCCATCTACAGGACAGAAGTGCAATGACTCTGGATGACCCAAATCATGACTACAATTGTCATAAAAATCATAATCCCAAATAAAGCTTGTGATTTCGTAATCTGGGTATCCTATCATTAAGTTCATTAAATCTCTAGCAGTCATTACATTTTCTTTCTAAAGACTCTAAATTCAATTTCGTACTCTCGACCAGCTTTGCCCTTGTTAATAGCTTCGCCCTTAAACTTTAGCACGCCCTTGTCTTCACCAACATAAGTCACACGCTCTTGCATATCGGGATTTGGATATTGGTGCAGCACTTCTCCGTACTCGCTATTAAGGTCATGCCCCTTCTCATGGAACACAAAGTAAGAAGCGTCTTCGACACTCTTAAAATAAGACGTTTTCAGCTCATCCTTTTTATATTCGCCGATAACATCAACGACATAGACATACTTCTCAAAGCTCTTGACAGTATCAACCATCTTGTTATCAATATAAAATGCAAGCTCTGTCTCTGGGTCTACGATACCGTTTTTCGTATCGTATTCAGGTGATGATAGCTCAACGTAGATGTTTGTGTTAGCTTGCGACAGCCACATTCTACCGCCATGACACAAACACATCTCCCACGTAATAGACACTGGCAGACAACCAGCCTTGACTACGACCTTATAGGAGGATGCTTCCATAACAATAAATCCAGCTTCTTCTGCTTTCATTGCTATAGCCAACATGACTTTATCTTTTTTAACTAAATCAAGAGTAGTCATTATAATTCCTTAATCCTCGTCTGGAAGATACACGTCAATCGTATATCCAGTACCATAATAACCATTGCCATCCGTACCATATACATTAAGCAACTCTGTTGTCATGCCGTCTGCGATAACGAAAATCTTATAGTGTTCATAATAACAATCATCCTCGAACTCTTCAACGAATTCAACGTTTGTAATTGCATTATTTACAGATGCAATATGCTCCAAATAATAATTACCAGACTCACAGCCGCCGCACCCGATGTTTGGATTAATCTGAAGCACTACGCCGTTATCGAGAACAAGATTGTCATAATCATCTACTGTAACTTTATGACCAAGCAGCAGCTCTTCAATTTCTTTCTCGTTGCATTCGCAAAGTGTTCTATCTTTATACATTGTCACTCCTTAAGGCGCTCAAATCCATGCCTAAAATCTTGCCAACCTCAAATGCCGCCATACAGGTTGCACATTTATACCCTTTACTAAAGCCGTCAATCGAGTTATCGCCTAGGCATCCACTACCGCATTCTTTTCCATAACGTCCTTTTACCCAGTTTTCAAGATGTTTAATAACATCAGACTCTTTCTTATTGCATTCGCAAAGCGTTTTATCTTTAGACATATCCATTCCTTAAAACAGATTTTTATTATCTAATCGCAGCTAATAGTTAAATTCCTTTTAGGCAAGGAATAATATGCTTCAATATCAACATATGGACTACAAGTACAAGCTACGACATTGCTATTAAAATAATTATTTAGAGCCTTTTTAAGAATTCCATCAAGTGTAACCTCATCAACAAGAATATTGTCGTATTGTATTTTGCCAGTTACAATATCAGAAATTAAAACTGGCTCTGGAATCTTGCATCCAAGTTTTGTAGCCGTACTTTTTATATTGTCAATCATTGTTTTATAAGCAACAACAATAGGATAACCAGTTGCTTCGCTAATATGAATTAATTGGGTTGTTTTACCCATGCCACGGTCTTTAATAATAAGTTTCATAATCAATCCTTAAAATGTGTACTTATTATTCGATGTCCATACCTAGAATTTTACCAATCTCAAATGCTGCGAGACTTGTGCCACATTCGAACCCGTCTTCAAAACAATCATATGAGTTACCTTCTGAACGCTCATAAGTCCACTCGCAGGCAGGTGCATTATAATTCTCTTTTACCCAGCTTTCAAGCTCCCAAATAACTTCTGGCATAATAGCTCCTTAGAATAAATATTTTAAAACTTATTATTTATCAAAGTATAAAAACTTAGGACTGAATGGCGAACTTGTTCTGTCAAATCGTTTGTCGTAAAACTCTTGAACCGTAGTACATCCTTCTTGTCTATTCGATGTGAATAGATTGTTACATTTGCAATCCGCACAGCCAGAACAGGCAAGAGCATTATCAAGTTGCTCTTTTGTATAATCAACGCCATAACGCATAAGCATCGTAGTATTGTTAAAGTCAGTATACTTCTTTACAAGCTTATCGCCACAGCAACACTCATTGGTTCCAAGATAATGCAAATCGTTGTCGGCAATACTATATGGAATATTATTCTTCTCAAAGTATTCAATGAACGGTTTATACATTTCCAATCTAATCTCTGAACGAAGATTAAGTAGTCCCATCTGTTTGAATTCTGACTTGTCTAGCCCAAGAGCATCAAGAAGAAATTCTTTATGCTCTTTATTTTGTGGAACAAGCTTCAATCCTTCGAGTGTAAATTGGTCTGCGTCCTTAAACATTTCTACGACTTCTAATGTAGTAACATTCGGAACAAATGGCTGGATTCTAATACCAACCCTAAACCCATTATTCTTTAAGTCTCTATAGAATTTATATCTCTTTTTAATATCAGGAACAGCAGGCTCAAGAAGTTTGTTCGAGTTCACATTCGTAACAGACAATTGAAACGTGTGCAAGTCTGGATTTAAATTTGCACCATATGTTGTATCGCTTTTCGTGCTGAAAAGAATAGAAATGTTGTACTTATTACAAATATCAATCATCTGTTCTGTAATACGATACTTTTTTTCTACTGGTTGAAAAGGGTCTGACATGCCACCGCAATGCCATGTAGTACCATTTACGATAAGAGTCTCAAGAAAATTATTCTCCTTCACTTTATTCAAATCAAAGATTCTGTGTAACCTTTTTTCTAGAGAACTCAAATTAGCAACCTGTAAACTCTTTTCAAATTCACATATAACTCTGCTGTTTGAAAAACAATACTTACAACCAAAACTACAATTCTTATATGTATCAACTCGAATTGGCAAACCACAAATTGCAAACTTACTACTAACATTCAACGGGTTAAATGTTTTCATTTGACTACAACCCCCATTAGATATTATCTAGCCAAGACAAATCTACTTCATCAGTATTATTATTGCATATATCCTGACTAGTTACAACATCATTTTTAGAATCCCCGAGAAGACCGCCGAACATATCTGCGCCATTCTTCTGTGCTTCTAGCTTATCTAGGTATTCCTTGTATGGCTTATGTAGGTTTGCAGAGTATCCCATTAATGTCGAGAAGTAATACGACTGCGCTTTAACATCTTCCTCAGAATCCCAAAACGCGGCATCGCTCTTAGTCTCTTCGTAGTCCTTCTCACGCATATTGATATCTTGAATGGTAGATACAATCGTATCAGTCCACTTATCAATTAGCTCCTGTGTAAACGGAATGAATACATGGCAATCTGTAATCACATACTTATTGCGTACATCATCTGGTAACACGTCAAGACTATTGGTATCAATGAGGAGCTTCAGATAATCTTCAATCTCATCATCTGAATACCCGTCAGCTTTAAGCCACATCTTAACATTTGTCTTGAGACTATCGCCAAGCTTATAGCGCTCAACCTGTCGCTCTTTTACTGCGCCGTTCTTCTGATGATACTGTACGTTACAATACTTCAAGAAGTTAAAGCAAATCTTTACCTTATCAAGTGGAATACCAGCTTGCACTAAACCCAATCCGTATATGGTTAGCTGCCCTGAATGCTCTTCAAGCGTCTTACCCTTGTACATAGAACTGGTCTTAAAGTCTATAATGTTATAACAACCATCATCGTCCTTGAACAATGCATCGATATAGCCGACAAATACATTATCGCCAACCTGTGCAATTACAGGCTTCTCGATAAGCAGTTTATGCTCATACTTAATATGGTTTTTAAAGAAGATTTGCAGGTCTTCCTTATACTTAGCCTTGATACTGGCATCATGCTCTTCATCATTACGGTCAAGCTTAAGGTCTGCAATATCAATAGCAGTAAGCCAACCGTCCTCGAACTGATTAATCATATCTTCATATGAAATCTGCCCCTCATAGAATGCGTCTAGAGTGTCGTGAGCGATGGAGCCAAGGGAAGTATAACCACAGTCTGTTCTGTCCTCTTTTACATGCTTAACATACTTAAGGTAATACTCATAATGTGAAGTCATAAAAGTATTTACACGACTCCATGAAAAGATACGTGATACGCCGTACTTCTTTTTGATTTTATCAAGTTCTTCTTTTGATAAGCGTGCCATTAATACAACTCCTTTGTGATGTATTCAAACGGATAATTATTCTCTAGGCAAAACTTCTTAGCCTGTTTACGTTTGTTGAAATAATATTTCTTTTCTGGAACATAGGCTTGTGTTTCTTTTGGCTCAATGCCTAAGCACATGCCATACTTTTTTGTACTAAAAGAAATCTCTTTCTTTGTATGTTCTGGAATCGTCACGACATAAAATGTATCTAGTTCCATACCGTCTCCCTATAAAGAAATAGCTGCTTAATACGCAGCTATTATTATATCACAATTATTCTTTTATACTTCCAATATTTTTGTTACTTCCAATTGCTATTTGGAAGTAACATTTTTATTGGAATTGACCAAACTTTTAAAATCACGATTTTAAAGCTTTTTTCGTCAACAAAACCGCAGGTCAGAGCGTTGTTTTATCGCACTTTCTTGTCAATTTCGTGCCATGCCGCAATATATCGGCCATCTGGCTCATTATACTGGATAGACTCGCTAAACTTATAAAGATATGCGTTAGTCGGGCTACCCATAGACACATATGCCGCTTCATTCCAGACTACACGGTCAACGAAATCAAGCGCATCCTCGGCATGTGTGAAATAATATACTCGCTGCTCCTGCTCATACCAAGGAGTATCCTCGTCCTCGTCTGTCCACCAATCAAATACAACTTTATATATAGCCATATCAATTCCTTTCTATGAATCCTCTAACATCTTCAATGCGTTTGGCATCTCGGCAATGGTGTCTTCAATCACATTGCCAACCAAGCCTTCAAGCTTATTGTCAACCATGTCCTTAAGCTTAAACTTAAACTTCTTCATCCAATAATTTTCAATTGCAGCTACGATTTGACTATACATAGTCCACTCTGGCTCATCGCAGCCTTCCATGTGGTCAAGCGCCCAAGTGTAAATATCTTCAATGTCCTTTTCGCAACCAAGCTCCATCATATTCTACACCTCTTTCTTTAACCACTTACGGAACTCGCCTGAACAATCATCACATAAGTCAAGTCTATCTTCTATACTATCCCATAGGCAAAACCTATCAAACAATATACATGTATGATGATAAAACCTTTTACCTACATTGTATGGTACTTCCTTGCCACACCTATCGCAGATTATAGTGCTTTTCTTACTCATCATAACCATCTTCTTCATACCATTTATCCAAAACATCATTATGCTCTTCTGACATGAATGAATAAAAGGTACATGAATCAAGTCCGTCTAGGTCGTTATCAAAACCTATGCTCCACAGCTCATCGACATACGGTTTGCATCTATCGCACTGATGAAACGTATACATCTCATTATAACAGACTAGATTCTGAGCTTCGTACTCTTCACCGATTTCAATCTTCTTGCCGCACATATCACACTTATGCGGCTTGCGAGCCTTCACGCGGTCAATGCTTACAATTTCCATTATCGCACCGCTCTATTTATTGCATATATTTCTTTCGGCACTCTATGATATCGTGCATTTCTTTGTGCATTTTTCGAAACATACGCAGCTCATCGTCTCGAAACCCACCGTATGATGAAGCGTCTGAGATATCCATAAATTCATCTACAATGCCCATCATATAATATGTCATTTCCATAAACTGCTGAATATCATCTTTAATATAACTACCAGTCATATACAACATCCTTAATATAGTTCAAAAGAAGCACACGCATCGTCTTCGCCACTAAAATAATCACAGCATTCAATGCAATATCCCATGTCGGTTGCACAGATATCATCTGGAATCTTTGCGAACATCGAACACTGCTTACACTTCTTGTCGATGTAACCTTCATCGCTATTCCACGGTGCGTAGGGATCTTGTTCCCAAGTGTAGTCTGGATAGTTACTCATACTTATAATCCATTTCATTCCAATGATAGTAGTCAGCAAGGAAGTCATACAAATCATCAACGGTCTTGATGACATAGTGTTTAGCTTCATTACCATACTCGCCGAAACTTACAGTGTTGTTCACTTCACCGTATCGAGTCGTATTGATATACCATGCAATCCACTCATATTTGTCGCCAACAGAATCAATAAGTGTTTGGATTAGCGAGTTCTTAACGTAGCACTTATGACCATACTGATGATAGAAGTTCTCAACTTCTTTAATTGAATTCACTGCGGAAACAAAATCTTTTTTCGTAATCATTTCTGCCCCTTATTATCTGGATACAGCTTAAAGAATTCTACATGTGAGCCAACATCATATACCGTAGCACCATCATCGTCTTGCCAAACACGAGTATAATAAATGTGAAAGTCTCGTTCTCTACAGAATTTTTTAATTTCAGAATATGCATCGTCAGCCGTTGCAACATCTGCAATAGTTCGCTCATGCCCTCGGCTATTCTGAAATACGAGTTTCATTGTTTACCTCATTTCTTCTTAAGACCGTTTAAATACTTTTGATGTTCCGACTCATCATACTTAACTCGATGTTTAATAAGAAAATTATACACCTTATTTTCCGCATCAGCGGGAGCATCTTTATCACCGAGTAAATTCCATCGATCCTTCACATATGATACATTTCTAATATGATAGAACTGCTCACATATGTGACGTACTTCTTCTATTGGAACATCATTATCAAGAGCAATAATAACTTCGTTTACATTCAGTCCAATGATAATACGTCTTTGCTCATCACTTAGCTTCTTACCTTGAAGTGCAACACAAGTACCATCATTACGCGAATATCTTTTAAGAACAGACTTTTCAGACTCGCAAATAACTACAGTTTTCTTATCCTCAATCTCTTCTCTGTTCTCCCAAAGGCCATAAAGATTAAGACTTTTTCTATATGAAGCAGTTAGAAAGTATTTACGAATTCCTAGTTCTTCATAATTCTCAACCGTAGTTCTTTGATTAAAGCCAACAAGCGTACCATCAAGCCAATATCTAATAGGAATAACTACGCGATGATATTTATATGAATAGGCTAGTCCAAACTTTTTAGCAGCCCAAGGCATGACACCTTCTCGCAACCAATCAATATAAAGCAAAGGAACATAATCGTTAATAGCTTCTTCTTTAATAGCCTGTATCTCCGCTACGTCTACTATTGCCCTGTGTCTACTGATGACGTTCTTAAAGATAGCAAGAGGGTCTAACTTTTCTTTTTTTTCTTCTTTCTTATATGGCGTTAATTCAAGTCCGAGAATATTGTGAAGATATTTAACAGCGTCTACAAATGAACACTTCTTATTATATTGAACAAGAGAGATAATATCAGACACATCATTAAACTCACTCTCACGAGTCCAATTATGGATAAGAAGATACTTGGTATTATAGACATTAACAGCACCAGTATTATCGCCATTGTAATTAGTTGCTGAATAAAAATTTTTAGAGGAGTGATATTTAATTGACTTACAACCAATCTTATCTAGAACAAATTCAACTTTATTATTATTGAAGATATATTCTTTCAGAGAAGTTGTATCCATCTAAATATCACTCCTTTCGCGCTTAGTCACTTATTAAAGTATAGCACAATCGCATATAACATTAATAGCAAAATTAAAAAAACTAATCAGTAGTTTCTACATTATATTTCATCATTGCTTCATAACATCCACTAGTGATATTACCATCATCAAATTCTTTTTGAGCAACTTGTTTGATGACGTTTTCTTTATACTCTTTATATGCTTCAAATGCTTCATTTATAGTACTGAAATAACCACTAGGTCTACTAATATCTTCATGACCATTTCTATAATTTACAACATATTTATTTTTATTGGTTTTACTAACTCCTATTGGTAGTCCATTTCTAGACTTGTTGTTTTTAATAAATAAATTATTTACATGCATAGGGACAAGACAACATGTGTATGGACTATATATTTTATTACCTTTTTTAAGTATGTCTTTATCTAAGCACCATTTTTTATTATTCAACCATTTATCAAAATTATCTTGTTCATGTAACCACTCATAGAAATTTTCAAACAACAACCACTCTTTACAACACGTAACATCCTTATATGTTGAAAAAATTTTTTTGTATTTTTTGTCAAAACATCTTCTTAGCATGTCATACCATGCTAAATATTCTTTCGTTGTTTCATTGCCGTACCTTGTTTTGTATTTACTTCCAGTTGCCGCAACGCCATAGATTTTTGGATGATATGGATTTCTAACGCTGCCATTTTTAAAACTTTTATAATCAGTATGTACTAAATAATGATATTCATCCTGAAATTCTACAATCAAATCATTATTACCGTTATACTCAATTATCTTCATAAGACAACCACTTTTATTACAACGTTCTTCTCCAATTCTATCGTCATGTAAATTTACATTTTGAACGCTTTTTATTCCCATTATCTAATCCTATTAGTAGTCTACTGCCACCGTTGCGTATCCAATATCCTCATATCTATTAATTGAAAAGTCTGCTTCGCTGACAATCTGAATATCACTTTGTCCAAAACGATTCTTGCTTAAGAAGGTAATCATATAATGTTCACCTTTCTCAAGTTTAAAAGGAATAGTTGTGGCCTTATTCTCAGTTGGTTTTTTCCAACAATATAGTTCTTCCTTTTCACCTTCAAACTCAGATGGTAGCGGTCTTCTAAAGAACATATTGACACTGAATACGTCAAGAATACCCTTTGACACACCAATGTCTGCATTGGTAAGGTATTTGCTTTTGTTTTTTACAAGCTGATATGTAATAATCATACATGTATCGGTGTGCTTAATACAATCATAAAAATCAACACAATCGGTCATTAACGATTTCCACGATTCCTTATTGCGAGAATCGTAGCTCTCTTTCAATGTATCGAGAACTATAACATCAATGCCCATCCTTGTATATTTCTTAATAAGTTTGATTACTGTCCTTGCGGTATATTGCTCAAGAGGAACGATCGTAATGTTGTGGTTGTCTTTTTGACTTTCAAACCACTCAGACGCTTTATAAAGAGCTTCTTTTGTATCTTTATCAAAACCGCCGTCACGAAGAACGCGCTTTTGTACTGGATGTTTTAATACATTTGTGCAGTACCATACAAGTGCTTCTTTCTTAAATTTATTTTGATCTTCCTCATTAATAATAAAAAGAGCTTTAAGGTTATGCTTTACCATAGACGGGAAAATATAATTAATACTTAAAGTACTCTTGCCAACGCCCGATGAAGCGCCCATTCCAATAATGTTTCCACCAAGCATACCGCCAGTTTCATTGTTAAGAATTGAACAATTAGCAAATGGAATGCCAACGTTCATGCCTTCATCGAGTTCATCAACAAGCTCTCGCATACCTTCAAAGCCATTATACGACTTAACATTATTATCAATATTAGCAAAGATATCATTGAGATATACAGTGTACTCGGCGTAAATTTCATCGGCGGACATGTCGCATAGCTCACTAATACGTTTTTTATCACAAGGAAATCCACGCTTAATAAGTTTGATTACAACGTTCCATTTTCTGAGGTCAGTTACATAACCGTCAAAATTTTCAATATCAATGTACGCACCAGAATCTTCAATTGTCTGATAGCCACCATATTCATCATATTTTTTAGCAAGCTTAGGATGCTTCTCAAGATAAAGACCAATTGTAACGTCTGTTAAAACAGTCTTTTTCTCATTGATAACCAAATCACGTGCAATCTCAAAATATACACGCGATGCATTATTGTGAAATTCATTTAATTCTAGATTTGTTTGCGTTAGCAAATCTGGTTTCTTATAAAGCATCGACACAATAGATGCTTCTGCTCCAAGTTTATAATCTAGAACTTGCTCAGCCGCCTTCTTTTGCTGCTGCTCAAATGGAGTTAATTTAGTATTCTTTTCTGCCATACACATATCACCTTTATTACCACAAATCAGAAAACTTATCTGCCTTTACAGTTTGTTTCTTAGGTTTATATTGTGCCTCTTTATATACTGATTCAACAGCAGAAGTTCTAATTGCTTCTTCTTTTGCTTTCTCTACATTTTTCATACGGATATATACCGTATTGATATTGTTCTCTACAATTCTCATAACATAGTTAAACTTTGCAGACTCATCTTTAAATGCAATGCGTTCAACTGCACGCCCAATATCAGGCATTGAATATTTAAATGTGTTTAAAATAACCTTGTAAGAATAGTGGGCTTTATCTTTAATCTTTTTATTTGCCACTGCTTTACCGTCAACAAGACCCTTTAAACGCAATACAATGTATGGTGTCAATGATTGGTTCTTATCGTAGCCCATTACTTTTGAACGCACATACTCATAAAGCTCGTCCCAATCTGCAAGCTCTTGCTCTGTCATTTTTTTCTTAGATGTCTTAGCCACGGCGGAACCTCCTTATACAAAACTGCCCACGACTGTTATGTCATGGGCAGAACATTCAAGTCAATTAATTATCTAGCAAACTCAAGTCGATATACTTGTCTTTCCAATAAACAAAGTCTTTCCACTTTACATGCGGAATATTTTCGCCAGACCAGTTTGCAAAGCTCTGCCACTCTTTGTTGCTCTCATTATAAGTTAGGCCAATACAAAACCCAAATGTACCAACTCGAATATTTGGGAAAATCTTTGCAATCTCATCAGTTTCCTGAAAGCTGCTCAGCTTGCCACAAATAGGACAATAACTTACATAAGTATCACGCCATTTGCCAGCCACCTTATCATAAGACTGAATAATTATATTCTTATATTCATGTTTATGATTAGACTTCTTAGGCTTCTGCTTCTTCGTTTTCTTTAGCGGCTCATTGGCAGCATCATCTGAAATATACTCATACTTGTTTTTCAGGAACTCTTGCTTAAAATCAGAAGACATATAAACTCCTTTCGCTGAAGGAATATTCTATAAAGATATACTAGGAAAGAACAATGCCGTTCTTAGCCTTGTTAATCTTACGGCGTAGCTTGCGCATGATGCCGACATTCTCGGAGTTCTTGCCCTTACGGTTAAGTAGCATCTGATAGCGCTGCTCCATGACCTCAATAGACTGTGCCATAATCAAACCTTTCTTTAGTACGTACAACCATGCTGCATTTTTTATATCATGTAGCATGGTTGTACATTATATCAGAATTACTCAGAGATTAGAGCGAGAATCTTGTTTGCGTCCTCGACATTATCAATAGACTTGGGGTTATCATATCCAAGATTCTTGACAGCTGTAAGGACTGGCTTAATCTTTGCAATGTCAGACTTGTTCTCGGTAAAGAAATCAACAATCTGAAAGACTACATCATCCACAGCAGCCTGAGACTTAGCCTGCTCTTCCTGCTCGGCAACGCGCTTCTCAAGCTCCTTCTCCTGCTTAGCCTGCTTCTTCTTGGCTGTATCAAATGACACGCCAGACTTAGATTGTTCAGACTTAATTGCGTCTGTAAGAGCCTGAATAAATGCGTCTGCATTCATATCAATCTCTGGAATGATATTGGCGAAACGAGAACCAGAATCGACAGCGTAGTTATCGTCACGGAACTTAATCTTGCGAGACTCCGATGCGACCTTGTTGACAACCTCGTCCTTCTTAGTCACAGCATTCTTACGACCAGTCTTCTCCTTGATAACATCACGGTCAATATATGCTAGACCAAGGAAGTGCAGGTTCTTCTTGAGCGCGTTAAAATAATTCTGCTGCTGATCTGAAGTAAGAATCTGATAAGACTCACCAGAGACTACATCAGAAATCTCTTTCGTCTTAACATGCCCGATGATAATAGAAGCAACTCCAACATTACGAAGTCGAGCCATCATATCAAACATAATCTCAATGGCCTTTTTCTCACCGCGACCATAGCCAGACCACGCCTGATTAATGCTCTTTACACACTTCTCGGCATGTCCGCTATTGCGGCACTCCTTGTTCCACATATCGATTGACTTCTGTTCCGCAATGTCAATCAGGTGGTCATATGTATCGAAAATTACCGCCTTAAGATTGGGATACTCGCTAGTCTTATTCTCGATAATATCCTCACAAACATCAGCTAGACCAGCGCTGTTTGTAAGCTCATCATAATCCATATCCCACTCAGGACAGTTAATATAGTTAATTCCCTGAATGGCATCGGCTCCTCGCTCAGTGCCACACTCTAGGAACAGATAGCCGTCATCGCCTGCAAGCTTCTCACAAACCTCTTTCATAAGGGTAGTCTTACCAACTTTAGACTCGCCAAGAAGACAAATGTTATATGCAAGAGGATCTAAACGCACATTATTTTTCTTACCAAATGCCATATGTATTCACCTTTCTAAGATGTTAATTGAGAATGAGCGGGAGAGTTCAAACTTATCTCTCCCGCATATAACATTAATAATATGTATTACTCAAGAGCGTCAAGCCAAGACATATCCGAGTCATCCGAAGACTTCTCATCGGTATCAAATGGTGCATCCTCGTCATCACCAACGTTGACTACAAGCTCATCCTCTTCATACTTATCATCGAAGATTTGGACAACGGGAGTCTTCTCATCGCCAACAAGCTTAATCACTGGCTTCTGAAGAATCATACGGCGCTCACGAGAACCGCTTGCACTGCACTTGGCAAGTGCTTCCTCCTCAGAATAAAGACCCATATCAATCAGTTCCTTGACATCATCGGGAACATCATCCATCGTTGCGGTAACGGTAGCGCCACCCTCAACGAAGATACCGTCAAACGTCACCTGACGGACATTCTTCTTAACTTTGAAGAGCTTGTCATAAACCTTCTTGCAAAGCTCTGGCTTAGTGAAATCCATTGGGAACTCGAACTGCTCTGTGAACGGATACTGACCATTAATCTCAGTACCGTTAAGCTCACTCACATAATCAAGAACACGAGCGTTCACATACATAACGCCCTTGTCCTTGTCAACATCCTTAAGGCTTGCAGAATCCCTATCAAGAAGAACGGACTGGGTGAATCGAGCATAATACTTAGAAGGCTCATCAGCGCTGCTTAGGACAATGCTCTGGATAGTCTTACGAACCTGAACGGTATCGTTGTATGCGCTATACTGCAAACGACCCTTGACATTTACAACCATGCCGTCCTCAAGATGCTCCTGAGCATAGGCAATGGCATCATACTCACTAAGGAAGTTCTTATAATAAGTCTTTCCATTCGTGGTCTTCTCAAGACCGACAACGATGAATGAAAGGTCGCCGACCTCATCTAGAATCGTATCGTCAAAGCGGTCTTCCCAAGCAACGGTCATCTGCTTAGAGAAATCATCATTACCGTTATCGTCCTTGCCGTGGGCATAGATAATGTTCTCGCGGTCTGGGGAATATCCGCCAAACATCTCAGCGCGTACAGTACCATACTTCTCACCGCAGTCAATGTTAAGGCTCATAGAATTATAAACCCAAGAACTACGCTCACTCTGCTTGTCGATAGTAAAGGTATAATCATTTACCTTTACAGCGCCAACTAGAACAAAGTTTGACTTCCAGTCAGTCTTCTTAATGCCACTCTTCTTATTTGCCATCTAAGATACCTCCGTATATTTATTAAGGCATATAACATTAGTTATTATATCATAAGTACAAACTAATCTAGCAGATAATCTAAAAAATTTTTACATTAGTCTACATTAGTTTTACATTAGTTTATTACGCCATCAAATGCTGACATGCAACATAATCGATAAGCTCGTCAAATGTATCGCACATGCGCGTTGTACATTCAACCAGCCAAGGATGCAACTCAACGTTATCCTCGTTCAATCCAGCAACGGGAATACGATTCTCCTTGGCGATAGCGAGTTCCATAGCTGTGCCGATTGACTCAGGCGCGTTAAAGTTCACAATAACCAAGTCAGACTTGCGAACATTATAAGTCTCAAGCTCAAATACCTCGCGCTCACTCTTATGAATTTCATCATCTACAGTGTAGTGCATCAGTGGATTGAAGAACATAGGCATATAATCATACCCATAAAAATTAATGCTCTCAAGAATCTTATTGCGCACATCCTTGCGCCACTGCCACTGCTCATCGCGGCTTAAATTACTTATGCCACCTGCAAGATAAAGCAACTTACTTTCCATTGACACCATCCTTAATAACCTTAAACATATCGGCGATATCATTCATCAAATCATAGCGCTCGGTAGAAACAGAACTCTTGGCAAACTGTCGATTGACTGCATCTACATACATAGTAAATGACCCATCGTCTCCCATATAAAAACTGGCGTAGTCTTTCTCGCTCATAAGACGCTTAGGCTCAAGCTGCTTAATTGCAAGGTTGTCAAAGCTAATGCACTTGAACCAACCATCGTTCACAATCTTGGGTAGCATATCATAGAACTGGTATTTTAGAGAATCAATTTCTCTACCGCACTCATCATACAGAGCCTTGCCACGTCTAAACTCCTTGTATCCAAGGACGAGAATCTTCAAATCGTTATGGGCAAGCGCTTCTAGACTGTCCATATGTACGATGCCATTGATAACATGGACAACGGCATTGGGGAACTGCTTGATTGCGTCAATGCAATTCTTATGGCGACCACCGATATATGAAATACCAAGACCATAGATTAGCTTCTTGTCCGTAAGCTCTTTCAGTAGGTCGATATTATGCATAAAGTGTACTTGATTTACAGTCATGCTTGCGATAATCTTGCGCTCTTTAAGACCCTCAAGGAACTCAATCAAGTCTGGGTGTGTCAGAGGATTGCCGCCACCGATTGCAATTTCACTATATGGAAACATGGTTTCGATAAACGGAAGGTTGAGAATGTCGCCATGCTTCCCATCAGGCGTTGAATTCTCGTGGCACATACCACATTCCATATTGCACATGTTAGTAATCTTAAGGTCGATTGACTCAGGCTTGATTGGGTTAAATGAGTCCTTGTCATTCCACCTTATTTTAGTTCCGTCTGAGAACATAGTACAGGTATAATCATTGTTCTTATAACTGCCAAGAATCTTCATTACTTCTCCTAGCGATAGCCATATGCTCCGAATACAATCATATCATCACCAGACGGAGTTGTAAATGGTGTCTCATACTGCTCTAGTTCATCATTATATCTACACCAATCATCATATGTATAGATACCCAAGTCCCACAGTCTTGAATCTTCGCGCCTAGACTCAACCTCGTCATCATCGCTATGCTCTAGCATATCAACATCAACAGGAGTATACCACTGCTCATCTTTGTATTTCTCTTCATACTCCTGTGCGTACTTTTCGATAGCCTGCTTTACTGTTTCTTTATCATAGATTCCGCTTCCAACACCATCAGCAAAACAATGATTGAAAGAATAGCCATATCCATCACCATCAACAAAATAATATTCGCCATTATGACTAGAAACCCATTTATTAAAATCGTCTTGTGTCATAATACATAGCGAATGTGTTGAGCTTGAATTAGTTTCGAACACACCAGCACGAATCTGAATCATTGTACAGCACCTAGTTTCCCTTATAGAAGTATTCGTACTTCTCTTCATCGTGATTTGGGTTTGGCTCTTCCCAGCTATTGTGCCAATCAGAATCCCACTTCCAGATAGTAGGCTCTGCGGCATTGCACATCATGCCACCCTCGTCATTGTCATTGCCAGTATACACATGACTATCGCTAAAGAGATAGCGAATCAGCATATCGTCATTGTCAAGCACTGCATGTACGAACTCATATGTATCATATCCGTGGTCGATATAGCCAACATCAAGCTCGTCCCATTCATTTCCATCACCATAATCATAGTGAACTGTCTTGGGCTTTTCAAACGTATAGGTGATACCATGAGCATCGAGAATATCCTTTAGCTTATCGAGAAGCCCGTCTTTGCCACTACGGTCAAGCTCATAGATTGCCGTGTATAGATAATCCGCTACATCGGCATCTCCATTCTCCCAGCCAAACTCTCCAAAATGAAAGTCAACATGGCAACCATCTGCATCAACAGGTTTCTTGGAGATACAAATGCTGTGCGTACTTGAGCTATTAGTCTCAAATACTCCATTGCGAATCTGAATCATATCAATCACCACTCATCCCAAATACCATAGTCTTCATTCCCATACCTACGAAGTTCATCTTCCTTGTGGGAAATCTTACAGCACGTATATGATACCACAATTACCGCCACCATAACGATTGCAATTACTATCATGCTGCACCCACCTCATTTTTCCAATCAAAATCATCAAATACATTGCCAATGACCTCAATGATTAGATTAATGTCTTCGCCAAAGCTATAATACTTAGAATGCTCCCAGTCAAACATGAAATAAGAAGCACGCTCTTCGACATATGCAATTTCGACAGTAATCGTATTGCCATCCTCATGTCCTTCTTCCATGTCAACTGTACAGATATCGCCTTCATATAGCTCGACACCATGTTTATCCACAATTCCTAGGCTTTTGTGGAATAAGTACCTATCTTCAGGCAATTCCTTCAATTTTTGCCATCCGAACACAGCGTTTCCGCAGGTCAGAAGCTTGTTTTCTCCGCATGAAATTAGAATTTTATCGGGATCTGCCCATTCACGATTTTTTAGATCGAAAACCCTATATGACATATAAAAACTCCTTTAGTGTGCGGCCTTATCTGCTTCATGTAGAATCATAACACATTGCATGAAATAATCGCCCCACAATTTTAGATATTTATTATACATTTTTTCGTTGTTGTCTCTCTCCCATACGTATGGCTTCATATGATTTGAGATAAGGGCTGAAACAAATAATGCGTTAATACCAACAGGATAATCAAAGAATAAACTGTCATACGCTCCAACATGTTCGTGCGAATAATATCTACAACGATCAATTGGTAATATTGGCGATATTTTTTTCTTAAAAACTTTATTCTCTGTAATATACGCCTTATTGTTTATTATTCTTGATACCGTTGCCGCATCTACACCAAACATATCTCCAATCTTTTTATTGGTATAACATGCATGTTCTTTAACAAATTTAATTGACTCAACTTCACCAAATGAAAGTTTACTTTGCCATTTATCAAAACCAGAAACGTTTCTATTTGGATTTGTTTGAAATGCATGATTTTGATTTTGGCTTCTTGTACACCACTCTAAGTTTTTATAAAAATTATTTGATTTATTTGAATCAATATGATTAACATCAAGTTTCTTATATTTTTTTAAACACTCTGGTATGTCCAAAAAATGTTCTGCTACAAGTCTGTGTATATAACAGCGCTTCTTTCTTGTTTCGCTCCCCAATGTAACGCTTAGATACCCATGTCCATTATCTCTGCCCTTTAATACCTTATTTGTTTTAATATTTTTTACATTGCCATAATTTGATATAGCATATAAATCCTCAAAATCATGTATTGGAACATAAATCTCTACGTCTTTTTCCATCCTTGTATATGGCTTTCCAACATCGTGCAATAGTCCAGCATAATAAAGGGTATCGTTATCTTTAAGTTTGTTAGCAACAGAAACACAATGCTCACCAAGAGTTAATGTATGATGTGGATTATCTTGGTCGTAATCCATATAACTATTAATCCACTCGTCAATATCTTTTCTTTTATCGTTCCAGTGATGAATCTCAATGTCATCCCAACCTTCAAACCAATAAGGAGTTTCCCATTGTTTATACATGCGCTCAATGACATAATCTGGTACGTACCTGTCTCTATTCGCATTATTCCTTAGACATTGCTCATATGGAGTAGCGGCAATGATACATTCTTTACGACAAGGGATGCGGTTTAGCTCTTGTAGGAAAGCAACGCGCCTTTTAGAGCTTAAATTGCAAGCATCATAGATAACATTATTACCTTCTTTTAATGCCGTCTTGATACGCTTATGCAATTCCACAAACAGCTCATGGTTATGAGTTTGGTCGTTGATATCTAGATAAAGTTCTTCTCTTAATGCATCTGAGCTGAATACAATATAATTATTTTCCATTGCTAGATTATAAGCAATGGTGGATTTACCACTTGCGGGTAAACCCACCATACACACTAGCACTGGCTTTGTGCTAGTGTCCATTTATTCACCAGCTTTAAGCAAGAATTTGCGGGAAACGTTCTTGAAACTGCGCTGTCCATCCTGACTACGATACACAAAGCCCTCGCGTAGACACTTCTTATTGATTACACTCTTGCCATCAGCAGACTGCTTGAACTCCTCAAAGTCATCAGCATCGGGCAAGATATAGTTATCATCAATAATAGGCACGAATGGAATATCGTACTCGGCTAGAATCTTCTTTGCTTCGACAGAACCAAGGCGCTCTCCGTCAAAGATTAAATTGAAGGCGGCAAATCGGCGCTCATCAAGCTTGTACTTGTTGCCCTGTACGGACTCACCATACGTCTCACCCTGTAGTACAACATGCTTATGGTTGCGCTTCTTTGCAATGTCCTTAAGAGCATCCTCGACATTGTATTTGAATGCCATTTCCCAGTAAACGTTTCCGATGCCAGACATATCAGAAACAAAGTTCTTCTGATCTGCATCCATCTGGCGAACATTACGTGAACACACACCGAAATCAGGCTTACGACCAGTCAAATCAAGGAAGAATGTAGTCGAAGTGCCATCAATCTTCTCGGTCACGACATAAGGATTCTTATCCTCAAGCATGAACATGACATTCTCAATGCGGTCTTCATCCGTCTTCTTAATCCACACAGGCCAGTTCTTAGGATTATCCTTCTTGCGACCAAAGAAAACGAACAGCAACTTGCGACCCCATGCACGCTTCATCAGCCACTTCCACCACTTCTTCTTTGCGAGCTTGGTATTACGTGCGCACATATTATTGTACTTGGCATTGGGATTAGAATTAGCCTTACGAGCATTATCCTCGGCTACATAATACTTAATACCAAGCAGATTTGTCACGTCCTCGTGGATAGCATACTCCTTATTATCTGGAAGAATGCTCATCGGAAGAAGCAAACCCTGCGAAACTACATTAAACTTTCCGAGCTTATAGGTCTTTACCTTAAACTTCTTTGGGCGCAAAAACTCAGACCACTCTGTCTCTGGTAGCAAAGAATCAATCTCAAAGAAGACAGCCATGTCGCCAGCATTAAACTCATGCTTGCGAATAATTACGTTCCAACCTCCAACATGAGCAAGCTCAATGTTATCAGCCTTTTCAATTGGCGTGATACTATCAACTGTTACAGTATATGCAAGCATACGCTCGCCGTTTTTGTCTAGCATATCGAACCTTTCTACTATGCTCAACCTGTTACCGTTATATTATAGCAACTGTTTTAGTTTCAAACACGTCAAAGCAACGGATTTAGTTGCTATTCCTTATAATCTTCATAATCTTTACTACTTTTTCAACAACATAATCAATGGCTTCATATGTAATATCAGAAGAAATCGTAAATCGAACAGACATTGCCGCTTCTTCATCCGTCAATCCAAGAGCCTTGAGTACATATGATGGCTTCTTAGAATGACTATTGCAGGCAGAACCAGCACTGCACTGAATATCATCTAGGTCAAGCATATATAGAAGTTCTTCCGAGCCAATACCTTCAGGCAACATTACATTAATGTTATTTGGCAGTCTATGAACAGAAGCGCCATTTAGCTTGCAGCCATTTCTCGTAAGCTCGTTAATAAAATAATCACGCTTTACAGATAACGCCAGCTTGTCTTCCATTTCCTCAGATGCGAGTTCAACGGCTTTCGCAAAGCCGACAATACCAGCAACATTTTCAGTGCCGCCGCGTAATCCAGCGTTCTGGCTACCGTAGATAATGGGCTGAATCTCAATGTCTTTTTTCTTGTATAATAACCCAACTCCTTTAAACCCTCCTTCCAATTTATGCGCCGATGCACTTAACATATCAATTCCCATAGCCTTAACATCAATGGGAATCTGTCCAAAGGCTTGCGTTGCATCCACATGAAGCACGCCACCATACTTATGGATAACATCCGAGATAGCTTTAATGTTTTGAATAGTGCCAACCTCATTATTTGCCAACTGAATTGACACAAAGATATCATAATAATCAGGCTCTTCGCGGTCTTTAAATACAGACTCAAGCTGCTCCATATTAACAAAGCCATCTTTGTCAACATCAAGATATGTTACGTCACAATAATAAGTTGCATTACCAAAACGTTCCATAGCATCAACACATTCCATGATTGACTTATGTTCAATCTTGGTCGTGACAATTGAAGTAGTAGAAATATCCATAACGCCAGCAAGCAAATAGCCCTGAATAGCCCAGCAATTTGATTCACTTGACCCTGATGTAAAGAAGATTTCATCTGTATCAGCGTTGATAAAACCAGCAATAGACTCACGAGCATTATCAATTGCACGTCTAACTTTAACGCCATTGCTATAGATTGAAGACGGATTATAGAAGTTGTCAGTTAAATACGGCATGACAGCTTCAAGAACTTCCTTATTCGGCTTAGCTGTTGCTGCTGAATCAAGATATAATTGCATACATTAACTCCTTAGCAATATGGAGAATAGCTCCGACTAGTATTCTATCAGAATACATATTATCAAAGCCATTCTCCATATAATCTATATGTATTCTATTGTTTAGCACCAAACATTATTGAGATAGTCATTGCGATAAGGGCTGTGACCACGATGATGGCGCTTGTAGTGTGCCAAGTCATCGAGATAATCATCAATATAATCTAGATAATCATTGTAAGTCTGAATGAGCTTATCCCAATACTCGTCATCCTCATACTTCTTATCCGTGTGCTTTGGCTTATCGCCCTTCTCTTCCTCAGCGTCATCATCATCGCCGTCAAACAGGTCGCAATTCTCGCAATCGCCATCACACTCTAGGTCATCTGTGTTATCAGCCTTATCATCATCAAATGAAACACCATCATGATACAGCTTATTCTGTAGCAGATAACCCTCAAGCTCCCAAAGCTTCTTCTCGATATTCTTCATACAAATATCGACACCCATATCCTCGTCATAGTTGGCAGGGTCAACACAAGAAGAAGACTCAACAATTACAAATCCATTGGGCAGCTTACATGCTACAATAGTACACTTGTCAAATGCGGTAGTGACAGCGATATCACAACTCTCCATAAGTTCATCTACAACGGCCTGAGTTACAGTATTCTTTGTACGTGCCATAATAAATCACCTTTCTATTGGCATATAACCTTAATTATAAGACAGAAAATCAATAGCTTTCGTGCCGAGTCTTTCCACAGTCCTAGTGACATTCTGTCTTGTACAATCCATTGTATCACTAATCTCTTGATGTGTCATCCCATTTAATAGACATGATAGGATATATTTTTCATTGTCGCTTAAACTTCTGACAAACTTACTCACCATCATGTTACCGAGAACTCGTTCATCAAAATCATAATCAATTAAAGCGTCTGGCAAATTGTCATCGAAATCTTCCAACGAACAATCACCAACATGATCGCACTCATAATCCGCATCTGATATCTCAATATCAAGACAACCATAAAAACCATAGTAGCGATCATCGCTCTCTACTGTCTGTTCCTTAAATGGCATTTCCATATATCATATTCCAACTTTCTTTTAATCTATTTACATCACAAAGAATCTTCCATCAGAAAATTCTGTTTTATTCTTATGATATTATATCAGAAAAGTAACACAAATGGAACTCTCTTCACAAAATAATTACACATCAAGTTGGAGATAGGCATAACCATTACTATCAGTATAATATATATGCCTAATACCAAGGCTTTTTATCGCGTTCATACAAGCAGGACATGGCTTTGCACACGCCATTTTAGTGTCGTTCATCGGTCTATAGATATAGATACTAGCCTTATCCCATCTCACATTTATTCCGACAGTATACGAGATTGAACATATTGCAGAAATCTCCGCGTGTAATTTATCTGGGGAATATACATCTGCATTGTTGTAATCCCTATATCTGTTGAACTCCTTTTGCAAAGGATGGGTTTTATTACTGTTACATCCTCTACCTATGATATGCCCCTTATATGTTATGACTGCACCGACATGTTGCGAGCGTCTTTTATACGTGCTTTTCATTGCTTCTTTATGCGCTTCATTGAACATTCGCATATCGAACTTCGAGAACTTCACTTTAACCCTTAATCATATAGCCTATGTTCATTTCTTGCTTTTGCATATTCATCCTGCGGATTATATCCGTCAGAATAATTGTGTGTTAAATGCCATCGCTTACATATCTTACACTTATATGGCATCAATATGTTTCCAGAACTATTAAATATCTTCCTTGCTGCACACAAAGCATCGTATCTACACGAGTATACCTTCTTTGATTTACAGGTGTTGATATTCTTTCCGCGCACATGTATAAAGTTTGGACAAAGAAATGACTTATCATACAATTTAGTTGTGTCCTCAATCATATCATGAGACGTGTTATCATAGCCACAAAGAACAGAACTTCCGTGTTCTTTAATTCTGTTTTGACATACCGTGCATATGAACGTAGGCATATATATTCTCCAATACATTTGCTTTACGTATATATTATATCATCTCGACATAAAAAAAGAGGGTGTATCCAAAAGGACACACCCTCTCTACATATATTAAACACAATTGCTTTCGCGTTAAGATTTCAACGACATGTCGTTTACTCTCACATAGCCGAAACTATCCGTCTTTCATGGTCAACCCTAAAGTTTCCAAGGCATGTACATTACTTGCCAGTGTTAATCATTGGAGTTGAGCCATTGGGAACCACGACAAGATTGCCTTCCTTGCCAATATCCTTTAGCGCTTCGATATAATGCTGCTGCAACACCTGCTCATTAAGGCTCTGTGCAAGAACGGCGTTTGCATCTGCTTCACCCTGAGCTTCAATCTTCTTAGTCTCAGCCTGAACCTTGGCAGTCTCCTGCTCATTCTGCGCCTTCTGCTTTGCCACCTCAGCTGCCTGAGCCTGTGAATAGCTATCGGTAATAGACTCAGGATAGCGTACATCCTGTACGCTTACCTGCTCAACAGTAAGGCCAATCTTATTCCACTTCTTAGTCAGCGCATCCTGAACAGCCTTGGTAAACTGCGAGCGATCAGTCAGCATGGTAACAGTATCAAACTTACCAGAAACCTCACGGGTAACAGCGCGAACATCATTGGAAATATACTTCTCAACAAAGCTTTCCTGCGTGCCATACTCAGAATAAAGGCTAAGCGCTGAATCTGGATTCAAGCTATAGTTGACCTGAATATCCACGTTGGCACTGGCACCAGACTTATCATTGATTGATACCTGCTTACCCTCATATGAGCCACCATCAACCTTGTAATCGGTATCGCCATAGAAATTGATAAGATTGTTGCGTACATCATACGTAATAACATCTTGCCAAGGCATCTTGATATGGAAACCAGCTTCAGAAGTTGAATCGGCAAGAGAACCACCGAGATTACGAATTACGCAAACCTCACCAGTGTCCTGTGTATAGATGCAAGAACCACCGATAAATGCAAAGGCAAAGACAATACATACTACTGCAACGCCACGAGCGCAAGTGTGCGCAAATTTTACAGTCTTAATATCCGTCTCGTTTTTAATATATGACTTCCCAAGAATATTGGTGTCCTCGACAGGTTCGGGAATCTTTGTGCGAATATCAAAGACAATGAATGGAATTGCAATAAGCAATGCAATAATTCCGACAACAAACGTTATCATACCAACCCTTTCTACGTACAACATTCAAACAAAAAACAGGATGCGTATTCACGGCACATCCAGAGGATCTGTTTTTACGGTGTTTCAGCTCACCAATTACTCCGTGAAAGCACTTGCTTATCTCCTAGCAAGAAGGCTTGCTATCCTCTCGAATAGCGTGCGGCGTTGCCTATTCTACCGCAAAAGATTTTTTTCGGGAAAATCTTAAAAACCACTGCCAATAGGGGCAGGTATTATATGGCGGGGCAACTGGCATTCGAAGCCAATACTTGATGAACAAGTACGTTCTGATTAGCAGTCAGACCTAACTCCCCGTTAGTTGTCTGCCCCGAAGGTGGGGTGCGTTACCAACTACACCACATGTCTTTTGTAAAATAACATAATCATAAGTACATGGCTACTTATTTTCCGTCTATACTGAGACACGTCTGGATTCGAACCAGAGACAGTTTCGCCATTATCATCCATGAGAATCTGGCTTTATCGTGATTATATCCACGCCCCCATTGTTATATAATGTCAACTATGACAAGAAAAAATCATGGAGCCGATGACAGGACTTGAACCTGCAACAGACTGATTACAAATCAGTTACTCTTCCAATTGAGTCACATCGGCAATTGTACAATTGATTGTGTGCGCCATGTAGGATTCGAACCTACGGCCTACAGATTAGAAGTCTGTTACTCTATCCAGCTGAGTTAATGGCGCACACAATCAATTGTTATATATAAAAGATATTATACCATATCTTGATATATCTGGTAGGGAAGAAGGGATTCGAACCCTCACGCTCTATGAGCAAGAGATTTTAAGTCTCCGATGTCTGCCATTCCATCACTTCCCCGAGTTTTGGTATCGGCTACGGGAATCGAACCCGTGTTTCCACCTTGAAAGGGTGATGTCCTAACCGTTAGACGAAGCCGACATTTGGTGCCGCATCTAGGTAACGCTCCTAGCCAGTCATAGACATTGGATTTACAGTCCAACCCTCGTCTTTAAAGGATTACTGCGGCAATTGGTGGACACAGTAGGATTTGAACCTACGACCTTATGCGTGTAAAGCATCTGCGCTAACCAGCTGCGCCATGCGTCCGTGGTGGAGTCGGTGAGAATCGAACCCACGACCTTGGGATTAAAAGTCCCCTGCTCTTCCGACTGAGCTACGACTCCATTATGGTGGGGGATGAGTGAGTTGAACACTCTTCTAGAGCTTATAAGGCCCTTGCCCTAACCGTTGTGCGAATCCCCCATAGCCATTATAATAGACGGTAACGTTCCATTGGCAGTGGCAAGATTTGAACTTGCATACAGGAGCTACCTGTTTTGCCCATTAAAGCATAGCGTATACCGATTTCGCCACACCGCCAAGTCACATTACCGTCTATGGAATATATACTTTTCAAGCATGGTCTATATGCTCTTATCGAGTACGATGACATCTCAAAAGAAGAGCAAATTGAACGACTACTCGACTCTGGCCTGCCCATTCTGTCGATGACAGATTCTGGAAATAAATCTGTTCATACCATACAACAACACGCAATGATAATATATACTCCATAGACGGTGGTAGCTTACTAAAGTCCTCACCAGCTACCAGAGGGGTCACTTATTTTAAATACCGTCCGCGCTGGCAGACCTTCCAACGCTACCGATTTTACGCAACGGTGTACGCTTAACAGTCCGCTTCCTCCGTTAAGACAAGGGGTAACATTACGCCGTTACCATGCGCCCAAGACTTGTCAGGTAGCTATCTCCATCGTAAACCTTGGGACTGAGCGTTGACGGAAAATGAAAACGTAAGTCAAATAACTCACACGCAAGGAACAACCGTTAAACCAAAACAGAAAGGAGTCAAAACATTTTCCGTCTACGGAATCGTACCGTACCATCTGCGTTAGTGAAATCAACCAAAAGACTAACACAGAATCGAACCTCGCTTTGTCGGTCAAGCAAACCAACGCGAAAGATTGTCTCAGGCCTTCGCCTTACCTTCATAAAACGTAGTGGTAATTCGGTAACATAGGAAATGGAGCTGAGACACAGGGAGCGACCCCATATCTTTCCATCCCGACTTTACGTCAATCTATGGCTGGATTGGCTACCAACAACTTTCACCCACCATTCAGCATATTAATCTTCTAATACAATCCAACTTTGGGCTACTCGTACTCGCGTCTGGTCTTATAGCTGATTACCAGCATCAATTGGACAACTATCTTATGGCACTCCAAGCGATTGGCATAGCTGCCACACTACCCTCTACTTGGTTCAATGGAATATATTCCATATCTATTGCGATAGCAACCAGTTAGCGATACCATTTTCTTGCGTTTCATCACAGCGCCGTGTCTGCTCGGTTGAGATTTTCCACCTCTTCTACCAGAAGCCAGTTACCTACATCTGGCAAAGCCTACCTATGGGGTATCCTCCATAGTGGGACTCCTCGAACACGCCCATGACCACGTGGAGTCGTGAATACACATGGTTGAAACAATCCTTCGCGTTGATTTCTCAACGCTGATACTCTATGTAAATATCAAGGTGCAACTGGAAACTTCCGTTTCTCTGTGTCAGATATTATAGCATCTAACTTTATCAGTTGCAAGAACTTTTTTGAACTTTTTCCATCTTCTTTTCTCAAGGTGCTCATCAGATTGATCTGCGATTTGTCCGCGTCTCTTTCTGACATCAACTATATTACATGGTGCCTATATCTATGTCAACAACTTTTTAGAAAATTTTGAAAACTTTTTTCGTAGCAGTCCGCATTGCATCAGCGGACTAAATATGTATCAACAAACATAAGCAATGATATTATAGCAGATATTTGCAATGGTAAAAAATATAGAACACCTAAAATCTTCCGTCAATTTAAACTGCACATCACAAACGCTGTCAAAAGAGAAATTTGAAATAGTAGTTTTAAAGCGATCATTCCGTCTGATTATCACTCTATCGTCCTCTAGAGAAGCTGTGACATTTTTTTCAGAAGACCTTAAAATAAATGTATATGGTCTTGCTATATATGTATCTATACTTACCGATTCAAACTCTATCTTGTCTTCGAGAACACGTTTAAGCTCGGTCTTATCGCCATTGGAAAATCCGTATTTACTATAGTCGAACATATGCAAATGCTCCTCTCAAGAAGTGTGTTGTGAAATATTTAGAATATAGCAATACTTCACAACACTAAGATATTAGCACCAAACCATATCATTTGCATCATATAAAATATTCCATCTAAGAAGAGAAAATATCTATATGCCCTTTGACCATTTCCCTAAAGTTCCGCACTGGCGTATCGCACATGCTGCGCTTCAATTCATCTGAAATTATTCCATTCACTTTTCTATCCTTGTTATTGTCCGCAAAGGCATCTTTGATATTTATTCCACACTTGTCTAATTCCAATGTTATCCTATGCATTATTCCACTCACATATATCTGTAGCGGCAACAGATTATATCCAACATAGTTCTTAGATATATTCCGCAACAGCCTGTAGTAGCTGAACCTATAAGAATATTCCGAACTGCCTTTGCGATTCTCCACCTTGAAACAGCTGTCTTCATGCAATCCGACTATTGGTATCTTGCATGTCCCATACCTGTTCCGTCTTTCCCATATATCAATTTCGCTCAGCTTAATCAAATCATCGGCTAATTTTTCCGATATAGATATATCATACGGCTCACCATTATCGGGCTTTAACGTTGCTCCATCCCACCATATATTTTCCGCTCTAAGGTTCTTCACAACGCTCATATCATCGTTATAGATACCTTCATATAGGCTTCTAAATAGTGTCTGTATATAGAATCCGTTATAGTCCTCATACATTCCTATATCATGGTATATCTTTTCAAACTGCGCATTGGAAATAAATTTCTTAGAAGCATTTGGTTTGGCTAATGACCAAAGAATATTCCGATCCAAGTCATTCAACATATATTCCATATCTTTATTGTCAAGATATTTGGCATACAAACCAAGGATATATATAATAGTCGTTATAGCCTTTGGGCTATTAGGATTCATTCCTAATATAATATTTTGCAAATCAACAGGTGTGCAATTTGAATAATCATATTCGCCTATAACACATAATGATTTAGCCACCTTTGCCGTGTTATCGGAATCAAATGTCTGTATAAAGTCATCAAAATTTTTCCGCAAAGACAAGCGCTCCCTTCTCTTAGTTTTGTTTTACCACTCCAACACTCTTCAATATCTAAGATTATAATAAACAAAGGCGACTGTCAAAAAACAACCGCCTTATATCAATTACTTTGCGTATGCCGCTACTGAAATTTTTCCGTATAACTGTTCAGCCTTGCTCACATAGTAATCAAGATTTTCCATCTTCTTGACTATAGTTTTATTATCAACGCCACTCTCAATATCTTTCCAGTACAAATCCCAGTCAAATACCATGTTGGTAATGTCTTTTTTCCGACCAAACAGACCCATGATACTCACCTTTCATTAAATAAAATCATAACCAAGCTCAAGACTGTCGAACACGTCTTTGATTTCATCATCCATAATGCCGATGTATTTTCGTGTAGTAGCTACGCTGCTATGATTGAACACATAGCTTAGAATGACAAGCGCCTTATCCTTATCTTCCGCATCGTGCCATGCCCTAAAGCCGAATGATTTCCTCAAGGAATGGCTACCGATATTCTGGTTAATCCCAGCTTCCTTAGCTGCGTTCTTGATAATACGCCAAAGAGTAGTAGCTGCAATAGCGCCGTCACCCTCACGGGATTTAAACATATACTCGTTTAAATTATCCGCAGGGAACTCATTAAGGTGCTCTACAATAACTTTCTTCACGGTGTTATTAAAGAACAACTTGACAAACTTCTTCTGCTTACGTGTTTTTTTAGGTTGCAAAGTATAGAAGTCCTTAAACTTATACTCCCCGTCCTCAACACCGTCCAAGAAGAAACTCCATTTAAGCGTAATCAAATCGCTTGCACGCAGACCGACATTGATACCAATAACGAACAGCAGCTTGTTCCGACTGGCAAGCTGACGATGGTGTTCATCGGTAGCTTCATTGATATGCTTGTCAAACACATCAATCATAGACTTAATCTCTTCATCGGTACGGAAAGCATACACCTCAGAAGATACACCAGCAGGCTTTAATCCACCGCTATTATCACGAGCCTTCGGACTTTTAGGCTTAACATCTTTAGTGCCAATGATAACACTAAACGGAATGATATTGTTCTGCTGCTTTTCTTCCACAACAACTGGCGCAAATGCTGGACTAGCCATTATCAATCCCTTCCTCTCGTCTTTCTTTACTATATTCTACCTTATATCAATGTAGTTATCAAGTAGTTAGCTCATATTTTTGCAGTCAATTTTGAAAATAAAAAAGGGTGGAACTATAAATGTTCCACCCGTCTATTATAACCTATATACAAGGTATTATTCTTCTAAATCAAGATCCAACTTATTCTTTTCAAACTTAATACGAAACTCACCATTCGCAAATTGTCGCATAAGAATCTCTAGCACCGTATTCATAGAGAAACCAACCTGTTTGCAATAGGCACTGAAAGCGTCTTTAACATCCTTGTCGATGGTTGTATTGAGTACAACCTTATTGTTTTCCACCATGCTAATCCCAGTCCTCGTCACGTACACGGGTCGATTTCACAGCTACAAAATCATCGCACCACGAATCATCATCCAAGTATACAATCTCCCACTCATGCGCCTTGCAATAGCCTGCTTCATCGTCCTGCACCTCAAAGCCATTATCAAACGGCTCGCAATTACGACAGTTAGCGCAGCAGCGTGGATGAATCTTAGACATTTTTTCTCCTAACAATTAGTACAAATCAAACTCACGAATGAAATAACATGAATTATTATATGGATATTCCTCGTCATATGGCACATGCCACTCTATATATTCTCCACCATATCCGTTCTCGACCTGCTTTATATAGCCGCAATCATCAAGATATTTAGCGGCATCATCATAGCTGGAAAAGATTCTATCTATGTCTTGATAGTTATCATCATACTCTTCTCCATTATCATACCATACAACATATACCTTGTCTTTAACTGTTTGCGCCATCTTGGCAAACACATCGTCAACCTTTTCCGTTACCTCTTGTGGAATAGCAGTCGGCTCTTCCATGGTAACAAACCCAACGTTACTCATAATTTTCCAACCTAACTATATATATGGATAAACTCTAAAACAAGCAATGTCGTACAAAAAATAAAACAAAAGATTATAATTTTCCAGTCATCGCTATTCATACCCACGGTCTATCCTTTCTTCCGACTATCAACATACATGATACTACTTATCATATAGTTGTCAAGTAGATATTTCAAACAAAAAAGACTAGCTAAATGCTAGTCTTTAATATCAATCTTATTGCTCTTGCCTATCTTTAACACAAACTCGCCTGATACAAACTGTACCATGAACGTCTCCAATACCGTGTTCATAGGCATCCCAGCGCTTTTACAATGGGCTTTAAAGCTATCTAAAACGTCTTTGTTTATTGTCGTATTAAGCATGGCGCGTTCATTTTTCTGGACATTTACTTTCATACTTGACATACATAAGCACTCCTTTATATGTTACATTAGTCTAACTATATTGTATTGCATATAAAAGTAGTTATCAAGTAGATAAGAAAGCAGGGCTTAAACAGCCCTGCTAAAACGTTTTACTTTTCCGTATAAGACACGATTAAAAACTAATCGTCATACTCACCATACTTGCCATTAAGCCAGTCATTAGTGGTCTTTAGCATCTGTCCAAACGTCCAATAATAAGCGCCCTCGACATATTTATTCGTGAGAACGTTGTTAATAATATCGTTCTTAGTGATAGCAAAATCGACCAGCTCGTCAAATGAACCGTTACCATCATAGACATAGTAAGTAACCACAAACAATTCATCATCAGACAACATCATTTCATTTGTCTGTAAAGAATCAGTATACCAATCATTACCCTTTGGATCAAGGGCAGAAGCCACGCACTCATGCTCGCCAGCACAATGCTCACTGTCAGCTACATAGACAATATCCTCAAGAACATCCTCAATCGTATCGTCATAAGCCCAATAATCAGCATCTTCCATACTCTTGCAAATCGCAGTCAGCATATTATACTCCTTTTATGCGGACACTAATAAACCTGCGATAGATTATTGCACATATTGAGCAGCGCGTCAAGGTGCCTTTGTATATCTTCTTTGAGCTTTTCTAAATCGGACTCATTCTTAATAACAAAGGCACCTTGTTTATTATTCCAAGTGCAATACGCCGTATCACCCATTAGCACTCATGCTCGGGAATATCGGGAGTAATACAAGGCTCACTGTGCATATGGTAAAGCATTGTATCATCATCCAACACACGCTCAACATCACCATACTGAAATGCTGCAAACGCACTACGGTTGAACTCATTGTATTCGTCTGAAATCTGCTCATGCTTAATCACATTACCGTCAGCATCAAGCAGATAGCAATTGAAAAGCTCGCCGTCCTCGTCATAGTCACTGAATACAGCGACAACCATTCCATTCTCATACTTCACAGCATAGTCATAAGGCGTGAAATCTTCTGAAATAGTCTGTACACAATTATCAATAAAGCCATACTGATAACTGTTGTCGCCTACAAAATTGTAGTTATCATCAATATTAACGCAAGAAAGCATGATAAGCATGAAATAAATCAGCGCGGATACGCAACGAAAATCATCTTTGATATATCCATCATACCAATCGTCCCAGTTGTTAGGCGTGAACGACACATAACCATCGTGAGAAGTATACTTCTTCTCAAGAAACTCCTCAAAGTTATCACGGTTCATGGCGGCATAGCCAAGCATATACTCACACAATTTATCCGTATATGCAAAATCAAACAGGGTCGAATCAGTCTCAAAATTATACCACTTCGGATGATACGTACCAGTATACGTCACTTCAAAATCATCATCATAATCAGACGGGAAAACATCCGTCCAAAGGGCATCGTTGATATAATCCACAGCGCACTTACCGATTTCATCATCAGCCTTGTCGCGCATGTCATACGGGATACCTCCCCAAAGCTCTCCAAGATAAGTCTCGTAAAGCCCAGTGCAGATAAAGTTTCCAATGCAAGTAGTGGAAGTATGAATCGTATGGGTCATAGTCTCTTTCATCGTAGTACCTTTCTCTAAGGTTCTTTCTCTTTCATTGACTAATAGTATATATAGTTGGTAACTACATGTCAACTATATTTCAAGTTCATATTTCCTCCACAAAAAATATCACGCCTTATAGACGGCAACACAATGAAAGGAAAGAAAGTGAGAAAAGGCGTGGGATAGTGTTGCCGCCTATGAGACGTGATATTATATATTCCAACATGGCAAGGCTATAGGTTGCACCAAAAGTCATCTTCGGTAAACTCTGTACCTTGGTAAAGATTATACATCAGCCAATCTGGAATATCCGTAGGGTATGTCGCGCTTGCCAAAACATTACGTTCAGTAGCAATCATCGGCGGCAATGCGTCTTGATTGTAATAAAAATCAGTATATAGCTTGTCTTTAAGCTCATACATTTCATCATCACTAAGCTGCTCAATCTTCATGGCAACCACCTTTCTAAGCTATTGTAATACGATTTAAGACACGCTAATCCCAAGCGCGTGTACCGAACTCAACCTTATCCCAGCCACCCATTAAAAAGGCGTACATCCATCCATCAACGATAAAACACGCCTTCATCGGGTTGCTCTTATGGTCTTTCGCTTCATCCTCGTAATAAACATTTACGATATTCACGATACCCATACTTTGCAAATGCAACAGTGCCTTGCGTACATTGCTGCATAGCTTTTCATCGCCAATAGCTTTTGCAAGCTCGCTATACGTACCCTCGAAAACATCCATCTTCATAAGGTAATCCATGATACGTACTTCTTGTTTGGTCAACTCACGAAACTTACGCATAAGGGTATAAGTCTCGTCATAGTTAAAGCCCATAGTATCAGCCAATGTTATATTCTTTCAATTAGAGTTACTAGAACTCACGGTTGCGTTTGCCTTTAAGAAAATCAATCTGCTTATTATTCAAGCCATCAAACTTAGATTCATCCAAATGATAATTTGGATGCTGATAAACGACAACCTTGTCAATGGTAATCTTCACAATATTTCCATCAAGAATACTAGGGCCGCCAATGGAGCGACTGTTATTAATCAACAAAGGAATCTTAAAGTTGCCACAACTGCGGCTAACGTAACCAATAGTATCAAAGAACTCGCACCAGTCGCGTCCAGTTTCAGTATCTCCATAGAAAACACGAATACGCTCATGGTTCTTCATTGCGCCATCAAGAATCTGAATGACCCTATCGGGCGTATCAAACCAATACCAAGTATCATTGTAGACCTTGTAACGCTTACCATCACATTCTTTAACCTGAATGTCCATCACAGTTCCTTTCTCGTCTGCTCTTTCCTTGTCTATATATTATCAAAGATTTATTCCATATAGACGAGAACCTTTACCTTCACAACATCAACACAATTAACTACGTGTTTCAATTGTCTGATTTTTTCCGACAACCGAAACAAAAAAGCGCCCCATAACAGGGGCGCTTAGATTGAGCTATCGTCTAACTGGCATAACCATTCCGAAACAGCTACGCTCATTCTTATAATCGCTTGTCATAAACTCCATAGCGCGTCCCTCAAGACCCATCATAATCTGAATAGGCGTGCTTTTTCCGTATGCAAGTTTCACAGCAGCGCAAATATCAGCCATATAATCAGCGTTTACCCATGCGCTATATCCTTGATGAACGGTTCCGTCATTATCGCGTTGCGATTCAATGATGCGTTTATAGTCGATATACTCCCATCCAAACTTAGATAGATTATCAAACCCGACAACATCACGCAACCAATTATCAGACTTTTTCTGTTGATAGATATGCGCTGTTAAATTATCTGCATCACCATCATAGTCAATAGTCACGCAACTATCAGTTGACTTTACATACTTCTTTACATCTTCAACATAGAGAAGGAAATCGGCGTTATGCTTTTCTGAAACATCGGCGGCATCGTAATTAACCTTATGCTCAAACTCGATCAGCTTATACCCATCACTGCCGACAATCGTATATTTGTCGTAGCGAACTTTGATAAGCAGACACTTGCACCAGCTACGAATCTGGTCTTTATCATAGGCAAGACGAGCAGCTGCCAAAAGTTCTTTTGCATCCAAAGTAACGAGCATTGCAATTCCTTCCGTCTGGTTTGCTCCATGGTTTAATAGTATCACGATTATGGCTACAACATATTTTCTCCATATAGTTTTCCACAAAAGAAAAGGGGAGCACATATGCACTCCCCTAATCCGCCTGAAAGAACCACCAATCAGACACCAACCACATTCATACCAACACCAAACAAAAGGCGGTATGCAACATAAAAGCTAGTTCGTTTTTGTTCCGTATCATTTATGTTGTACCAACATTGTAATAAGCTGATGCGTAGCTGTCAAGTAGTTTTCAAAACTTTTCCGCTAATTTTTAGCGCCGATATACCCAAGGTTGACAAGCGTATTGTGCATACTACGGTAGCGATGCACATTTACGTAGCTCGACACAGCACCATAAGGACTAAGCCCCTTGTATTGATTTTTTTGAGGGAAATATTCCACCACGGTATCACGCTTGTACACGATAGTCTTTTTACGATTGATTGTCATACCATAGGGATGGAACACAAACGTGTTATTATCTTCCGTGTGAACAATCACGTTAGTTCTCAACAAATCAAACACATCTTTAATACGATGCTCCGTAATATAGAGATACCCAGCGATACTATCATCCGTTGACTTAAAGCGATACCACGTCTTTTGATTCTTCACAATAGGTACGTCGTACTCAACATCACCGATGAACCTGTATCCCTGCTTGCACTTTTTCCGAATCTCGTCAACATCAGAATAGTCAGCGACCCAAATGTTACCATCGACAAACATATGAAACCTTTCCGTCTCGTGGTTTTCTTTATCCAAAGTATATCACATGCGTTTAAAGGCATCGAAATCGACCCCTTTAAATCTAGCAATCCACTTTATCTCCATAATTATATATTCCATCTTGCTAGATATTCCACAAATGATAACAAAGTGTGTAGTATCTTTAGGTTGTCCACATTTTCCGTGGACAAGTTGCAAAACTCTCCTACTTGTCCACACTTTTCGTGGACAAGTATCATAAATAGGGTATAGTTGTCCACGTTTTTTGTGGAAAAATGAACATTCCTAACAAAAGAGATATATACAAAATAGATAAAGATGCTTCGCAAGATTTTTTCCATATGATACAGACAAGAAAATAAAAGGGCGAATAGATTATCCGCCCAGTCTTATTCCTAATCTTCCGTATCTTCAATCTTTACGATTCTAAAGCTATCACCAATCTCAAAGGGATAATCCGTATCGTATGAATCGGGAAACCTCCAATAGCTTCCATCGTAAACAAGCTCACAGCAAATCTCACCGTGCTTATTTTCCATTACGACCTTACCCATGTTCTCACCTTTCGTCTGGTGCTTTACCTTGGTTATATAGTACCAAAGATTTTCCGTGTGTAATTGAGAATATCCGTCTCCACAGTTTCTCCATACAATGATAGTCGGTCTGTATGGTGTAATTTTCCGCGTTGTCTTTGGTCGTGTATTTTGACGTTGTGTACCCCATTCTCAAAAGGGTCGTTTTATAGGCTTAGAGCGTCTTATTTGACCCTATTTGCCCCGATAAGCACTCGACCCTAGCAAGTACCCATAGAGAAAATATCGGGGGTAAATAGGCGCTATATCGCGTATAAAATGCAATGCCATATATTCCAAAGACTAGACAAAAAAATAGGGACTAGATACCCAGTCCCTATAATGTTTACGTTGATTAACTATCCCCTAAAGTAGTTGCCCCACTCATACACATTGTAACTATTCAAATCATATCGACTGTAAATGCTAGATGGAATCTTAGAACCAATCTCTTTAAGCGTCTCTACCGCCTTATTATATTCCGCTTTCAATGCGTCAAAATTATTGAGCGCTTCAATAGTCTCATTATAATTATCGATTGCCTGATTCTTTGCGTTGGTTATCTGATTGATAAGATTGTTGGCATCAAGGCAATAAACATCATCGACAAACGCCATGATAATATGATACTTGTTGCTATCGGTGCGTAGGTAAGCCCATTCATCGTTGCTATCGTTGCGCCAGATGCGACCATCAAAGTCATACCATCCAATATAGATATAACCCCTATCGCCATTGCCTTTTTTCACGTCAAAGCTAATGTTGTTGTTGACCTTCTTGAGCGCCGTTGCGATACGCTTAGTAGCCTGCTTGCCGTCATACCTTGCAATGACCTCGCAAATCTCGTCAAAGTATTTCGTCCATGCAAAGTCATACTCTGCCTGCGCACGCAAATACTTAATCTGCGATTCTTTATTGCTGCCAATTCCCGCCGTTGCCATTAGACTATCCCTTCTGTTGGCGTTCTCTTTCCTTGTCTATAGAATACCATAATATGTTGTCGTTCACATTATCTTCACATATTATATTGAATCAATAAAGACGGTATTGCTATAGCATTGATTGTTTACAAGTCAACAATCAAATTGTGTTCTTTGATAAGCCGCCTTGCAATGCAAGGGTTAATATGCTTCTTTTTCGCCAGCACGATAGTACCGCTGCCGTCCTCGCGCTTATAGATACAGTGGTCGCCAGTACACCGCACATAGGCATACCCATTGCGCTTGACAATCTTAGTCATCTCTAGGTAGGTGTACTGCCGCATTTTCGCCATTGCTTTTCCCAATCTCTAGTGGTCTTTGACTTGATATAAATATATCATATACTGTTGTATATAGTGGTAATTCATATAATCTACACATATATATTGACAAAGAAAAAGGCGGTATCACTACCGCCTTAATCTCTGCTAGGCTACCATGATAATATCGAATTGCTCAATACCATCAAGAAGATACCAATCACATGCGTCATATAAAGCCTTCACGTCCTCGGGTGCATCGCCCCAAGTGCCACTATAGACCTCCTTGCCGCTCACGTAGGCAATAACCTTCTGCTCGTCTTGAATATCCATCTTCTTACCTTTCTGCTGTTATCAACCCATCGGGCTTATCCCCTTTGGTTGATATTATTATTGCACTGATAGAGTCTATGAGTATCGAGAATCTTTAACTTCACAAAGTCTACACATATCAATGGTCAAAAAAAAGACCGCCTAAATATAGGCGGTCTAGTCTTAGCAAAAGTCATATAGGGTAAACATAAACGCCGCTGCTTCTCTGTCGCTAGAGATAACATCGCCACGATACTTCACGAACTCGCACACAAAATCTCTATGCTCCTTCAAAAAATCATCAAATGCGTCTGTAGCTTCTCGCTGTCCCGCCACTTCGCTACCGTTCCTGCTTGCATCATAGAGAAAATCGTAGTTATCATCAAACCTCTTGAGAAAATCGTCAATGTTAAAATTGAAAACCATTGTTCAGCCTTTCTTCTGGTTTCCTTTGTTGATTAAAGGATACCATAGTTTTGCCGTGTTCACGTTATCTTCACATATATACACGCAAAAATAAAGCCCACCTTTTGCGGTGGGCTTGTCGCTATCCCCTATAGTCTAACTTGACAACGCAACTTGAGTGACCATCACGTTGCACATATGCGTCAGGCTCAATAGCGCGTACCTCACAATTGTCAAGCCACGGGCGCTTTTGCACCATATCAAACGGGTAGTCCTCAATCGTGAGCGGCGCTTTATCTATGGCATAGACAATTACGTTGACCATGCCGCCCCAAACACTCCGCAAATCTTTGAATAACATTTGTACCACCTTTCGTTTGGTTTCTTTCATTGATTAAATAGTACCACGGTTTACTCGTCTCCATAGTATCTTCACATAACTATATCTAGACAAAAGTTTCTAGTAGCTAACTTTAAAATAGGCATAACTGTAGCTCAATAAATAAGTCATTATGAGTGGCGTATGTTGGTCGCTTTGTCCTCCCGACTAGTTATATAATACCATAGTTTTAGGTTGTGAGATTGTGATTCCCAGATTCATAAGTTCTTCACAAATGAATACACAAAAGAAAAGCGCCCACCTTTTCAGTGAGCGCCAGAATCTAAAAGCCGAAACTCTTTTTCGTGCGCGTTTCCATAATAGGACGCTTCTCCTTGTAACTATAGGGCATAAAGTCGTAGCCGAAAATATAGGCGCGTTGAATAGCCATACGCGCGTCCCAACCGTACACCTCGACCAAGTGCCGTGCATAACGCTTACGCGCCTTAGAACAAAGCTCCCACGTCTTCACAAGCTCCGTGCCGTCCTTCCTTCCTTCTGCTACCGCGTGTAAATACTTGCCAGTTCGCGTGATGGTTTTCATTTTGTGCCGCCCTTCTCGCGTGCTTTTCTTGTTGGTTAGATAGTACCACGATTCAAGCGCCTACATACTTTCTTCATATATTGTTTTTTATGCTGTCCAGCTTTTGTTGCTTAGGTTGTCCGTTAAATGCGCTAGGGTAGTCCAGCCGCATTTGCCGCTACAAGCCCGCCAGATTCGATTTAAGGGCTGTTAAATGATTGTCGGGTATAAGTTATCCAGCCAGAAAATATAAGGGCTTAAAACGGCTTACAGTGCTTTATATTCTGTTGTCGATATTGATACTGAATTAGTAGCATTTAAAGACAAGAAAATAGGGGAACGTTACCGCTCCCCTTTGGTAGTCGCTTAATTAAAAAGCGCTTGAATAATCTTCAAATCGTCCTCGGGAATATCCCAGTAAAGCCAACCGCTACCATAGGTGTAAGGCTTGCCGTTATGTTCAACCTCATAAAGTCCAACGCTTTTAAGGTACTCGCAAGCGCTAGTATAATCGTAGCGATTCCCCTTCGACTCCCAGTCCTTAATCGCTTCTTCCTGCTCGATAGTGCCAGCGTGCATATCGTTTAGGTGGTACAGTTTCCACAGACGGCAAATCTCCATGAACTGTTTGTTCTTAGTGCGCTTTGCGATTGAATCTAGGCATTGACCGCCAGCAACGGTATCGGTTTTTGACTGATTGTAAACCATGCCCATAGCAGAAAAGCAGGGCTTGCCGTCCTTTACCGTCAACTCAACCTCGACGGTGACGGGGTTAATCTTACGACCACGACCATAGTAGTCAATCTTGCCAAAATCAAAAGTCTTAGTAGCCAACGTTCTTTCCTTTCCTTGTGGTTGGTTTCTGTACTTATAATTTATCACTTATTGAATCGAGATTGTCGAGAATCTTTTCCATCACAGTATCAACACAATTAAACATAGATAAAAAAAGAGCGGCTAAAAGCCGCTCGGGGTGTCAAAGATTTTGCCGTTCTCATCACTAGGATAGTTGTCCTGCATTAGTTCCGTCCAGCTCGGTTCGCCCTCGTCACTGTAAGTATAATCTTCTTCCTCGTCCTCGTAATTGCTCACATGGACAAGTCCAGTGTTATCCTCGGTAAACTCCATGTTCCAGTTATCGGCGATGGTGTTGAGCGTATCTCCAAGCTCCTTATCGTTGAGTTCATAGGCAAACTCGATAGCCAAGAGCTTGTATCCCAGCTCATTCACAAGTGCCGAAAACTTCCGCGTGTTCGTCTCGTTCATGGCTCGTCCTTTCGATTGGTGCCTTTCGTTAGTTATATATTGCCATAGTTCCACGCCAGATAGCACGACAATACATACCTACATATTTTCTCCATACAATCATACACAACTAAAAGTTCCACCTAGCTAACTTTAAAAAGTACAGAACTGTAGAGAACGTGTAAGTCATAATAGGTGGGCTATGTTCGGTGCCTTTGTCCCTCCGACTGATTACATATTATCATTTATCCGTGGCGTGTGCGCGAGATTTTCCAGCAAAGCGCTATCTTTTCCGTAGCATTTTCCGCAAAAAAAAGAGCAGATATTTAATCCGCTCCATTTTTCCTAACCGAAAATGTTCCAAATATCCGCAGGGTATCCAGTCGCCAAGCACACCAAAAAGCAGAAGAGTCTTACCGCAAAGATTCCAACAGCTCCACAAATAATTCCAGTTAGAACCTCCCTACCGTCTTTGGTATTCGCCCAGTCTACGATTTTCCGAAACATTTTTCCGCCCTTCCAGTTGGTTTCGCGTACTACTCCATTTTAGCGCGTTTCGGTATTTTCCAGTCTGTAATTTTCCAGTGTGTTAGTTTTCCACAGTTTCTCCATATCCCAGTCTAGTATTTATCCATGAAACTTCCATCAAATCTCCATAGCTTTTCCATCAGATGCACATAAAATCTCCATCAAAGCTCCACATACTCTCCACATTTTCTCCATAACTATGGATCGCACACAAAATCTCCACATTTTCTCCACGAAAAAATTATAGAATCTCCATAACTTTTTCCATAAAAAAAGGGGAACTCGGGATAGAGTTCCCCTAATTCTAGTTAGTATTCGGGACTTTCCCAATACCAGTAGTGTATGGTCGCTTCGTTCATAATAGCACATGCAACATCGGTTGCCGAAAAATCGCTATTGTCGTCAATGTCGGTGTGCTCGTATATGTCTTTTGCGATATGCTCCACAACGTCAAGATATTTGCCGCTATCGTCCTCGATAGTTTCGTTATCGCGGACAAAATCGAGCATATGCCCATATGCAACGCCACTACCAGCGTTATACCAGTCGCGTTTAATGCACATGTTCATGATGCTTTTTGGTGACGTATTCCAGCAGTAGTGGCGCAGCGCGTTACGTGTATCGTTCATGATTGTACCCTTCTTTTTGGTTGGTTGGTTGGTTGGTGTGAGCGTGCATAGTTTCGCACGCTCACACCTTGCCGCTATCTGATATAGCGGTATCCCAGTTCGGGCGCGTGTACGGCAGGCGAAAAATCGCTCATACCGTTTGCGTACAGTGCGCATTGTATGGCAGTGTAGCACATCTCACCGTACCCGTCCAAAACCGCCTTCCGCTCACGCACGAACTGATAGCGGGTCTGGTTGGGCATATCGTTGCGCCAACGGGCTAGAATGCGCCCGTTGCGGCGATTAAGGCGGATGCAAACGCGCCCTTCACTGTCCAGTGTCTCATAGAACTTTACCATAATCTTTCCCCTCCTGGCTGATTGCTATCTGATAGGTTTCAATTGTAGGCTATCCCCATAGCTGATAGTAGTTATGCAATAGGCGAGCAATAGTTATAGGTAGGCGTGATATATGCAAACGTGAGTTCATCGGTTGCGGGGTCGCGGAACATGAAACCACACGTAAACATAAATGTGTTGTAGCTGATGATACGGAAATCGTAGCCGTCATACTTTAGCATGAGGTTGCGGCAATACGCATATGCGCGCGCTTTCTTGTCGCTATAGCGTCCATACACGTCTATGAGTTGCGTATCATCGCTACGAGTGTACCGCTGATACATATCATCGAGCTTGTGGGCGCGGACGCAGGTGAAATCTTGCACGAAATCGATAGTTAGGTTAGGCATGGTATCCCCTTTCGTTTTGGGGATAGCCCACGATTGAAACCTATCGGGCAGGACGCAACACATGCGGCGCTCACGCCTACGGATGGATATTATAGGTTGGCGAGTTTGTCGAGGTCGAGCTTTACGTATTCGGTGAACCTATACGTATCGCCCTCCTTTACGACAACGTAGCGAATAATCGGCGTGGTGAACATATCGGGCTGATGGGTGGCATATGCCATGATAGGCATAAACCACGTGCCAGTGGCGCGGATAGACCACATATAGCCGCCTTTATCGTTCATGTGGTGCAACATGCTCTTATAGTCGAGTAGGACATCGCTCTGATAGTGGATACCGCCACACCGCTTAATGGTATCTGCAATGAAAATGTGAAGTTCATCGGCGGTAACGGTATAGTTCGTCATAGTGGTATCGGCAACGGTAACGGTGTGCTTAACGTACATAGTAAACTCCTTAAATAGTGGTTTTAGGTGGTTGACGTGTAGGCATAAGCGCCGTTTGTGTTGCGTCCTATATTTTAATATGCGGTTCTCAAGGTTCGAGATAGCTTCCCTATAGTCTTGCAATGGCTTATCAGTTTGACCCACATCACCACGCGCAATAGGTACACTACGCCGCCTATAGACGGCACACCCATATAGATAACAGGTGCCTATATGTGTTTGGGTTGCTAGCCCGCTGTTTGCTTTCGTCCTTTCGTTTGGGTTCCTGTTTGACGGCTCAAACTATACAGTGCATAAAGTGGCTTGTGCGGTAATACACATTCTCAACACATTTACAATAAAACAGCAGATAAACAGCTATGCCATAACGATGAAAACTACAATATGCTACTAGCGCATAGCTATATTAAATGCATAAAACAGGTCGATATATACAAAAACGCGCATACTTAAGGTTCAAGTTTAGGTTTAAGGTTTTGGGGTCGATATGCAAAAAAACGCATAAAACAGGGCTGTTTTAACGAAAATTTGCATAAATTGCAGTTTGTTTCTAGTATTAGGTTTGTTGAAAACTTTGTTGTACAACTTTTTTTGTTGAAAACTCTGTTGAAAAGTCATGGATCTGTTGAAAAGTTGTTGAAAACTCTGTTGAAAAGTCATGGATCTGTTGAAAAGTTGTTGAAAACTCTGTTGAAAACTATTTAATGGTATTAGATATGTTGAAAACCTGTTGAAAACTTTCGTTGTGTCGTTCGTTCTAAACAGGGGGTTGGTTTTTTTGAACGTTATATGGGGGGTTGGTTTTTTTGAACGTTATATGGGGGGTTAGTTTTTGTGTGGGCTATAGGGGGTTAGTTTTTCAAGTGCAATACCCCCTGTTTTTTTTGCACTCATGCCCCCACCGTTTTTATTGCACATTGTAGGGGTAATAAACTACACTACAAAACGACAAAACCGCAGGTAGATAGGGGTATGGGGGTGTATTAAAACTTCTGGTTCGTTTTTTTTATTGTTGATCCTAGCTATGTGTTTCATCTAAACACAACCGAAAAAAATATCTGACCCACTATAAATTCATCTATATCACTCTGGAAATCTATCTACATACCAACAATATATAACTACATATATAACAATTTATAAACGGTAAAATATACGGTATGACCAGATGGCAATAGATAGGAAACCAATATGCAACTACATAAGATAACAATCGAAATACGTATACGATCTATATTTGCAGACATATAAACATCCAAATAAACACCAATACAACAAAGCGATCTATATTCAAATAAATATGCTATAAGATAAGCTATTGAATTGGTGGCAATTTAAAAAAGGAAACTATCCGGTTATGCATATAAATATAACTACATATCAACAACATAGATATAGAAGCTATTAATATTCAATCTAATATGTTATTGAGGACAATATAAATAACAAGAAATATACACTTGATATAAAGCTATTTAGCATTAAGATATAATTGGTGATACCGTTATCTATGCTTCGTATTTAATTAATATGACATTATAATTAGGTAATATATCTACATATCGTCAGCATCGTAGATGCTATACTCCTATATCTTTGATGTAGGTTATTTTTATATCTCTGATATAGTAAGTTTTATATCTCTGATACAGTCTATATTTTCATATCTGTAATATTGATTTTCTTATATCTTTTGATACGGCTATTTTTTTTAGAATAGATATTTATTAAATAGATAAAACTAATGGGACAAATTTGGAGTTCTTATATAGAAGACATCCAAATTTGTCCAAGATTATCTATGTCTTTGATATGGTCTATATCCCCATACCCACATAGCTATTATTTTGTCGTAGACATATTTATCTATTTTGTATATATCTATTTTGTTAGGAATGTATAAATTTCCACAAAAAACGTGGACAAGTAGGGGTATAATGGTATAGTTGTCCACAAAAAACGTGGACAAGTCAGTTACTTTTTACACTTGTCCACAAAAAACGTGGACAACTTAAAGATTTCTATTAGTTGTCCACGGAAAGTGTGGTATAATTCAAATGTTTTGAACTTGCTTGGAGGTGTCAAATTGTCTGATAATACCTTATATGAATACGATTCAAAGTCTAAGCTTGATGGTAATGACGGTGTTTACTTTCGTATCCCCAAAGCGATTATCGTCAACAGCGATTCAAATGATATGCTTATCACGACATTTATGTTCTTTGCCGTGAGAAGAGGTCTGGACGATAAGGTGATGTTCAATATCAACTGGATGGTCAAATGGCACGGTAAGAACTCTGATAGGCACAGTCGCGGTATAAACTCTAAGTTTGTATCTGCCGTGAATGACCTTTGCGATCTTGGCTACCTATCTCTTGATGGCGGTATCGAGAATACCAAGATGTGCATTGCCGAATTCAACAACGGAAAAGTGAAGGACGAATGCGATACGGATTACTTCGCCATCGTATATCTTGATGAGTATGAGAAGATTATGGAATATGACACCAAGAGCAAATATGTGAACAACGATATCCTGCTTCGTGTATACGCATACCTTAAGATGAATATACGAAATAGGCCAAATAGGCTATCCAACGAAGATGCATGTCATGAAAATCCAGTTGAAAGCAGAAGAACAAAGAAGCCAGAGGTCATGAATATGTTCTATCGTGATGAAGCTGAGGAGATTGGTATTTCAGAAAGAGCAATGTCGCAGGCGGTAAAGGTGCTGTATGAACTTGGACTTCTCTATTATGAGCCGCTGCCGAGAGTCAAGGTTGACGGCAAATGGAGAACCAACCACACTCTCGTGTGCAATATGTACAAACGTGAGAACGGCTATCTGATGACTTGCGGTGAGGGCTACTATATGCGCGAGATTTCAAACAAGAAGAAGCTGCTGATGAAGATTGGGATGATATAGAATGCTTGAAAATAATGTAAAAATCTTCTTTACTTTTAACTGATAATGTTATATGCTATGTATTGAAGTTAGGTTTTTTTATTTAAGAAGGTGTATCTGATATGAATCTCATCTGCACTCTCATCGTTTGCGGCATCATCTATGCGATCTGCAACTAGTATGTAACGTGGCTTTTGCATTGATAAAGAATCAGGAGGTGGCAACGTGCTCGATAAGCAGATAGACATCTACTCCCTAGACACTGGGAACTTTTATGACAATAGAGAGTCATCCCTTCACTGGCTTAATCACAAGCTGAGAAGTGAAAGGAATCAACTGCTAAATGGCGCTGTTATCAAAGGCAATGATGGCAAGACAAAGAAAACAATAGTCGGTGTCCGAAACATTGAGTCTAAGTTTGAGTCTTACGGTGTTGACAAAGATGGTCTTGCATCTATTGCTAAGGACGAATATGATTTTTCTTTGTTTGGAGATGATAGCAAAGAGCTGAGTGAGCTTGGTTGCGAGTATCGCCGATTGAAGAATCTGGTATCTCTTAAAAACACAAAGATCAACGAAACTAAGGAAAGACTACTTACCATTCTGTCTAATAAGGTTGAATCGAATATTGCGTCAGACGGTAGACACCACACAAGAATGCTTCGTGATAACCAAGTATCAGAAAAGAACATCATTTCTGTATTCGATTCATATTTCACAAGAACCATCGGTGCCAAGCCAGATGAGCTATGCGAAGACTTCATGGTTATTCAGGTCTATTATTTCGATATGATTAAAGACTTGATTTACAATGGTTTCGAATACAATGGCGAGAAGTATATTTACTTCACTTCTTCTGCTGGGCAGATTCGCACAAAGAAATGTGTATTCGTCAAAGAGTCAACTTGGAAAAAGCATGAGAAGACGATTATGTGCGGGTTGACGATTGACGACATCAATGCACATGGCGGTAACAATCCCAATAAGCATCTTGCTTATATGGCGCTTGCAAATTCTGCAACCGATGTATGGAATGAGTTCGACATTGACAAGACTATCGTTATCGATGATTTTGAGACTGATGTTATTGGTACATATGATTTAATTGACGATGCGGACTATTCCATCAAGAGGATAACTGGCAATGTGCCTATCCCCCATACTGATGGAGCGGGAATGATGTTGCCTTGTCTTGGTAGAAATCGTATGGTTAGGCTACCGTGGGTAAAGGGTCTTCTTGGCGCTTTTGACTTTAAGAAGTTCATCGAAGTGAATGAATGCTCTCCTGTTATCAAGGATATATATGGCAAAGAGCATAACATCGTTGATGAAGATATTCAAATTATCTTTACCAAATCTCAGTTTAAGATGAACAAATATTATGAATCTTGGGATCAATATAAGGAGATGTTCAAGAGATATGGGTGTACAGCTGGCGTAACTAATGTCGAGGAAGAGCGCATCAAAGACGCTACTATCAATTATCAGATGCTTCAGACATTGACTGATGTTACCGATGATGAGCTTGCAGATATTGCCTACCAGTCAACAAATAAGCTTGAGAATTTATGCGGTTCCGTTGAGAGTATTAAGGATGTGTTCGGTGCAACGCCGTATAATACAAATAAGACCGCTTTTCAAAAAGCTATCGACCTTTACCCAGCTTTGTTGAATGATGAATATGCAAAGTCTCAGTTGAGAGATATCAAAGATAGCATGGTCAAAAGATTCAAAGCTGGAAAGCTGAAGGTTCATGGCAAGTATACATTTTTACTTCCAGACTTCTATGCCGCTTGCGAGCATTGGTTTATGGGCAAAGATAATCCTGACGGCCTGCTTGAAGACGGAGAGGTGTTCTGTTGGTTGTTTAGAAAAGATGAAAAGCTTGATTGCCTTCGCTCTCCTCATCTTTTCATGGAACATGCTATTAGAAAAAATGTTGCCTGCTATGCGTATGGAGATAGAAAGGATAGTGTTAGAGAGTGGTTTGGCACAGATGCCGTATACACAAGCTGCAAGGACATGATTAGTAAGATTCTTCAATTTGATGTTGATGGGGACAAATCGTTAGTTGTTGCAGATAAGACTCTTATTGCAGTTGCGGAAAGAAATCTTAAGAAGTTTGACATTGTGCCGCTTTACTACAATATGCGAAAAGCTGAGCCAGTACATCTTGATAACGCTGCAATCTACGGTGGACTTCATGCTGCATTTGTTGGTGGAAATATCGGAATATACAGCAATAACATCTCTAAGATTTGGAACAGCGAGGTGTTCATATCTGGTACAAACGAAGATAAGAGACGTGCAATTGATGTAATTAGACTTCTTTGCATGGAGAATAATTTTGTAATCGACTATGCTAAAACGTTGTATAAACCAGAAAGACCAGATTACGAAAAGGAGCTGATAACTGGTTTTACTAAAGACCCTCTCCCTCATTTCTTTGTATATGCGAAGGATAAAAAGCTGCATCAGGTATCTGATATCAACAACAGTCTCGTCAATAAGCTTAATGATATTATTCCGAATCCGAGAATCAATTGCAGAAAGCTTGGCCTTGATAAGATTGATTATGCACTTATGATGAGAGATGTTAGAACGGAATGCAGGATATCGTTTACAGACAGAGGTAAGATTATCAAGGAAGAAACCGATCCGTTGATTGTTAAGTATTGTGAACTGAATAAGAAGTATCAGTTTGCATTGAACGATGCGGTTAAGGGTTTTTCTTCTGACGATATGTCAAAATCTAAGATGCGCCGCGATTTAAAGTATAGAAAGATTTCTAAGGAGATATATGAAGAGCTTTCTTCGTTTGGATACGATGATTTTAAGATTGTCGATATTCTCGTGAAGTTTCTTTACGGTATCAATGGTGGCAAAAATAAGATGGCTCTTTGGCTGTGTTATGGAGATATCGTTTATGATAATCTTTCTCGTAATGTAAAGCGAGAGACGCGAGACGTGCAATGCGTGGACTGTGGAGAATGGTTTGAAGTCGGTATCAAGGATACAAAAACATGTAGATGTCATGAATGTACGCAAGAGCACAAGCGCGAACTTGCCAGATTAAGAAAGAAAAAACAGCGCGAAACTCAAAAGTCACGCGACCAGAATATTTAAACATATAACATACTATTAAGGTTATATGTTTAAATTTACTGATTTTTAAAATACATAGATTTAGTGTTATTTGGAAATTTTGAAATCTCGCTATATGGAGGACATATATATTTCAAGACTTTTTTCAAAATTGCCAACTACACCAATTAAGTATGAAGGAGAAGATTAATGGCTAAGAATGATGACAAAAAGGTTACATATACGAAAGATATGCTAATTAAGGCCGTTGCCAAGGATTGTAGAATCGATAAGAATACGGTTAAGGGCGTATATGAATCTCTTGAAGAGAACGTTTCAGACGCTTTGTCTCTAGCAAATGAAGATAGAAATATTTCTGTTAGGCTGTTTGAGGGTATCGTATTAAACGGGGTATATGTTCCATCTCATGAGAAGGTTAATAATCTTACGGGAGAGACAATTGTGACGAAGAGCAAGATTGTTCCAAAGGCTCACATCACAAGAACATATTGCGATAAGATTAGCTCTCGTAAGTAAATAATCGTTATATACGCAGCTAGTTGGCTGAATATATAAATGCGAAGATTGCTCTTCGCGTATTTTTCTTGCATTCATATTTCTACACCTTTCTTTGTTGTTGCTGTGACTTCCTTTTTGGTTGTCACAGCAACGAATAATTTATGCCGTGTATGTTATGCAAGATAACAATTAAATATTGATATAACTCAGACTGGGTGGCCTTAGCCACCCTTCTTTGTTTTGTTCTGGGTGAAATTAGTTCAATACAGAACATCCAATAGTGTATGAAGTAAAAGTTTGGAAGATATTTGTGAAAATCAAATATTTCACCATCATCTTGTTTTGTTACTGCAAGATGAAAAAATATGAGGAGGTGCCATACGTGGATTTACATAAAGGCGAATCTGAAAATCTAGAACAATATATTTGGAGACTTGGGCAAGCCAAGGAATCTGGAATTATAGATATGAATTGGGACGAACTGGCCGATATCATTAACAAGGAAATCGGCAATGAAGATATGCCTTATACTTCCTCGGCATTTAGAAAACCATATCAGCAGGCAAAAAAGTTTTATGATGCTGGTGTGTTTAATAAATATGACAATGATGAATATCTAAAAGAATTGCAATCTCAAAAACAAGAACTTGAGAAGCAGCAAGTTAAGGTTCGTGATGAGCGCAATGAACTCCGTAGGATGATTCGTGAACAGGCGCGAAAAGAAAGCTACAAAGAGCAAATCATAAGAAGCATTTCTGAAAGCGACTGTCACCCGCTTTTTTATGATGAAGACAAGAAGTTCACTGGCTCTTTAAAGTCAGATAATGATATCGTATGCACTTTCTTTGATGTGCATACTGGTATTGAAGTAGATAATTATTTCAATAAGTTTAATAACGATATTTTGCGAGATAGAATTAATCAATATCTTGATAAGATTTTTGAAGTTCAGTTACGTCACGGTTCAGAGAACATCTATGTCATTCTAAGCGAACTCATCTCTGGCTTCATTCATAATACTATTAGAATTGAAAATAATCAGAACATCATTGAGCAGTTTTTAACTGTTACAGATTATCTGTCTCAGTTCTTAACAGAGTTAAGTTATAGATTTAATACTGTAAATGTGTATGTAAGCATGGGCAATCACTCCCGTCTTTCTCAGAATAAAGATGAGAATTTGCGTGGAGAGAATATGGACTTGCTTGCTATCCCCTATCTCAGTGCAAAGCTACAGAATTTTAAAAATGTAGTATTTCACGAAAACGATATTGAATGCAGCATTGCTATATTCAATGTTCGCGGACAGTTGATATATGGGGTGCATGGTGATCGCGATAATCTAAACAACATGGTTCAGAAGCTAACTATGTTTACTGGTAGAAAACCAGATATTATTTATTGTGGTCATAGACATACGAATGCAATGGTTACATCTTATGATACAAAGGTTCTTCAGGCTGGTACGTTTGCTGGTGGCGGAGATGAATATTGCTTAGATAAAAGGCTTAGAAACAAGCCAGAGCAGTTGATTTCCGTGATAACAGAAGATGGGCTTGATTGTATTTACGATATTAAATTTAAATAGTTTGTTTGAAGAAAGGTGGTGTAGTGTCGTATGGCGGGAAGAACAGCTAGAAAAAATGATGACTCCACTTCGACACTGCATTGTGCTTGTTGTGGTAAGGAGCTTAAGTCAAAAGATTTTTATAAATCAAATAGTGACTTATATGCTTCATATGGAAAGATGCCGTGGTGCAAAGAATGCATTAATAAAATTTATTATAATTATTTAAACGTATATAAAACCAACGGATATGCAAACCCAGAAAAAAAAGCCGTTGAGCGAATATGCATGTTTTTAGATGTATATTTTTGCGATGATGCATATAATGCCACTGTTAAAAGAATGGAAGATGGCGATTTAACATGCTCTCTCATATCTTCTTATATCTCGATTTCACCACTTAGACAGTACAGAGGTGGTTATGATAGAACGTTAGAAGAAAGATATAATGAAGCAAAGTTTAATAATAAGCCGATATCAATATATTCAGATGATGACTCTGACATGAACGAAACCATAGACAAAGCGATAAAGTTGTTTGGTAATGGTTTCGATAATGATGATTATATTTTTCTTTACAATGAGTATTGCGACTGGACTACTAGACACGAGTGCAATACAAAGGCACAAGAAGAAGTCTTTAAGCAGCTGTGTTTTAATCAGCTTGAGTTGTTAAAGGCTACTAGGGCAAAGCAGGATACAAAGGATTTGACGGCTACGTTCCAGAAGCTTCTTGACACAGCCAAATTGCAGCCGAAACAAAATTCTGGCGATGCCACATCTGACAGTCAGACATTTGGTACGCTTATCGACAAGTGGGAAAACACAAGGCCGATTCCAGAGCCAGAGGATGATTTGAAAGATGTTGACAATATAGGTCTTTATATCGATGTATTTTTTCGCGGTCATCTTGCTAAGATGATGAATTTGAAAAACGGCTTATCAAAACTGTATACGAAATTTATGAAAAGGTATACGGTTGAAAAGCCAGAGTATGATGACGATAAAGACAACGAAGCTTTATTTGATGCCATTTTTGGCGACACCGTTATAGACGATGATTAGGCGGTGTTTGTATGGCGAATAAAGTTAATAGAAAAAAATCTGAAAAAGAAATCGCTAATGAAAAATCACAACGTATTATGAACGGTATTGCATTGTGGGCTGGTTTTTATAGGTCTAACCCACATCGTTTTGTTGCTGATTACTTAAATATTAAATTAAAACTATTTCAAAAGATATTATTGTATGCAATGATGCACAATAATTTCTTTATGTATATCGCTGCGCGAGGACAGGGAAAAACGTGGCTAACAGCATTATTTTGTGTTGTTAGATGCATTCTTTTCCCAAAGACAAAGATATGTATTGCGTCTGCAACAAGACCACAGGCGAATGAGGTTTTGTCAAAAATCACAGACGATTTCATGAAGAACTATGGTTTTGGTTCTGAAAATCTTAGACGAGAAATTACATATGCTGCCGTTGGCGCAAATAAGGCCGTAATTGAATTTGCAAATGGTTCATGGATTAAAGTCGTTACCGCTTCTGATTCTGGTCGTGGTTCACGTGCTAATATTTTGTTGGTCGATGAGTTTAGAATGGTTGACCTAGATACTATTAACACGGTATTGAGACGATTCCTTACAGCTCCAAGACAGCCGAATTATTTAAATAATCCAAAATACGCACATCTTCTAGAACGAAATAAAGAGTTCTATATGAGTTCGGCGTGGTATAAAAACCATTGGTCTTTTGAAAAGGCAAAGGCTTATACGGTAAATATGCTTGATGATACTAAGAAGTATTTTATCTGTGGCTTACCGTATCAAGTTTCTGTAAAAGAAGGTTTGTTATCACGTGAACAAATTGAAGATGAGATGTCTGAACAAGACTTCGATGAAGTCAAGTGGAGCATGGAGATGGACTGCTTGTTCTTCGGAGATACAGAAGGCGCTTTCTTCTCATTTGACGATATCGGATGCAGAAGAACTTTGCAAACAGCAGTATATCCGCCATCACTTATAAACAATAAGACATATAAGATACCAGATTTAGCAACAAATGAAAGACGAATTATGTCTGTAGACGTTGCGCTTATGGCTTCTAATAAGCATAGAAACGATGCCAGTGCAATTATAATTAACAGCGCAATTCCTACGAATAATAATAATTACGTGTCTAATATAATATATCTCGAAAACCACGAGGGTCTTAATACAGATGAATTGGCGCTTGTGATTCGCAGATTGTTTAAACTGTATAAATGCACAGACCTTGTAATCGATACGAATGGCAGCGGTCTTGGCGTATTCGATGCTCTTATCAGAGACATGGTAGACCCAGAGACAGGCGAGTTATATGGCGCTCTATCTTGTTGTAATGATAAGGATATGGCTGCTAGATGTAAAGTGTCTAATGCCCCAGAAGTTATTTGGTCTATTAAAGCGAGCGCTTCTTTTAATAATGAGATTTGTATTTTGCTTAGAAGCGGATTTAAACAGGGTAAGATTAATCTTCTTGTCTCGGAATTCGAAGCAGAAGAAATCTTAAAAGATAAAATAAAAGGCTATGCAAAGATGCAGCCTTTTGAGCAATTACAATATAAAATGCCGTATATACAAACGACATTGTTGATATATGAGCTTACAAAGCTTGAGCATGAGATAAAGGGAACTAATATCAAAATTATAGAAAAGACTGGTATGAGAAAAGACCGCTACAGTTCATTGGCGTATAATTATTGGGTTCAGTGTCAGCTTGAGCGTGAAATTCTTCAGAAGCCGCAGGTTTCTTTTGATATTAAATCTTATGCAAAACAAATGAAAAGATTGAATAAAAGACCAAATATGTACTAATGGTTTTGTACGCATATTAAGGAGGTGAATCGGTTTAATGGCTAATGATAAACTAGATTCTGAATATGCGTCTGAATATACAAAAGAAGATTATCTTCATGATGAAGAGTCGTTTAAGAAATCAGAAAAAGATGGCAAGATTGATTGGAGCGCGTTTAGCAGATTAATGCGCAACGACTTGTTTCTAAATACTGAGATTCTTGAAACTGGATGTATTGGCGATATTAAATTAAGCGATATTGATACCGCAATCAAACATCCGAAAAAATATTGGCGTTTGCTTCTTGATGCATCGTCTTACCTCATGCGTGTATCCCCGCACTATTATAGACTGAATAGCCTTTATAGCAATATGGCTCTATTCTGTTGGTGGGTTGATTTATATGATGTCCAGAATACCGCAAAGACAGATACGATTAAGAAACAATATTCTAAGCTTGCGGCAAAGCTCGAAGATATGAATTTAAAACATGAGTTTGCAAAAATAATGAGATATCTACCGTATCAAGATATTTATTGCGGACTTGTTGTTGAAAGTTCGACAGATTTCTTCTTTCTTAAGATAGATTATAGGATATGTCAGCTATATCAGGTTCAAGATGGTTTATATAATTTTAAAATTGACCTTGGCAAGATAAAGCAAAGTGAGTTAGCTGCGTATCCAGATTATGTACAGCAAGCTTATCTGGATTATATTGATGGCAAGGCATCTTTTTGGTATAAGCCGCCAGCAGATAAGCAGATTTGCATTAAGCTGAATAGTCAATGGACATATCCATATCCAATGCTCATAGGAATGGTTAAGGACATTATAGATCTTGATACTTATAAGAAGTTAAAGTTGCAGTCTGCTAGAACCGATAACTATAAGGCGATTGCGGTTAAAGTTCCTATTGATGAGACTACGGTAGATAAGCCACTCCTTACCCCTGAAACGCTTAGTGTGTTTGCTGAAATTAACAGAGAGAGTATGAACGATGATATTGGACTGATTCATACTCTTGGTTCAGATGGTGAAGCAATAAGCTTTAAGGATTCTAGCAACACAAGAAATAATGTTTCTGATGCAATTGATGAGCTTTATAATTCATCTGGCGAGTCTAAAGAGTTGTTTAACGGTTCGTCTTCTGGTACGGCTGTAACAATGTCCGTTGAGAACGATGCTGGTTTCGTATACGGAGTATACAGACAGCTTGAGCGATGGACTAATAGATATATAAAGCTTAGAAATTATAATAAAAAAGCTTTCAAATTTTATTTTTATCTCCTTGATATAACTATCTTTAACAGAGATAACGTGAGCAAGAGATATAAAGACGCTGTAACGCTTGGCGTGTCTTGTATCGATAAATGGCTTGCGTCTCTTGATATGACTCCTTCTAGAACGTTGGGGTCTTTTATTTTGCATAATGATATCTTTGATTTCCATAATAACTTTGTTCCTCTTGCTACCTCCTATACTGAACCTGCTCAGGTTGCAGAGAAAGAGGTTGGTAGACCAACGGCTGAAGATCGCGGAGAGACGCTTGATGTTGAGGGCGAAAAAACGCGCGATGGCGAGAAGAATGATAGATAATGCGAGGTGTTTGATATGCGAGAAGAGTTTAATTGCAAAGGTAAACACTTGGCGCTATATCTTATGAAGCATGGTTCTAAACTTATAAGAATAGAACGTGTTGATGGATTTATTGTCTATGTTTTTGATAACGATGAATCTATTAAATCAAATATTGAAAAATGGAAATCTGATAAAAGAAGATGTCTGTTCTAACTGATAGTTGTTTCTGGGGGTAATAATTTATGGGTAATAAATTTAACTCACTGCATTCAACATTCTCCGTTAACGGGGAGATATCGGATGATGATACTAGATTTTTAAATATCACTATAGACGTATTACATACTGGTGAGAATTTAAATAAAAGTTTTTTCTCTAAAGAAGTTGTCGATGACTGTATCGACTCAATAAAGAACACTCCTGTTCTTGGGTTTATCAAATATGATAAGTTCGCTCAGGAAGCAGACTTTAAAGGGCATGAGTATGTGCTTACAAGAACCGAAGACGGTATTGAGGATAAGTACGTTGGCTCTGCGTATGGTGTGATTCCAGAGTCCTGTAATCCAAGATGGTTTACGAAGATGTGTTCTGATGGAGTTGAACGAGAGTTCTTACAGGTCGATGCATTGCTGTGGGAAAAATTTAGCGACTCTACCGATATTGTTGAGCGCGATGGTGAAAAGGCTCAGTCTATGGAGCTTGCCGTCTCATCTGTCGAGGGCGATGAAGATGAAGACGGTATATTTCACTTTGAAAAGTTTAAATTTGACGGGTGCTGTATGCTTGGCGATTCAGTTGAACCAGCTATGGTGGACGCAAACGTTAAAGTAAAAGACGTTCAGTTTACATCTGATGATTTCGTAAAAGAAATTCAAAGTGAGCTGAATGAAAAATTTACTAAATTTACAAAGTTAGTAAAAGACAAAGATGAACAAGGAGGTGTCAGAAATATGCCCAATCCTGATACTGATTTTGCACAGACTGTACTTCAGCAGTTTAATGATGTAGCCGATAGTGTTCGTGAGTTTGCCACGATGAAGGACTATTGGGGAGAAGACGTACCGCGTTTCTCTGCTGTTGACATTCAGGGTGATGAGGTGATTGCTGTCGATAAGCAGGATAACTATCATTATGTCGGCTTCAAGTTTACCGTTGATGGTGATAGCCCTAAGATTGATTTTGATAGCATGACCCGCAAGAAGGTTACTTATTCTGACTATGAGGATGGCGCTGTTGAGCCAGAGGGCGCATTTGATTTCGGTAAGCATATGGCTGATTTCGAGGAAGCTGCTGCTGCTAAAATCGCTGATGCCGAAGCTCAGGCTGCTGCTGAGTCCGATGAAAAGGCTAAGATTGAGTCGGAGTTCAGCGCTGTTAAGGCAGAGCTTGAAGAGATTAAGCCTAAGTATGATGAGTTTGTAGCTGCCGATGAGAAGCGTAAGGCTGATGAGCTTGACGCTCAGAAGAACGCTAAGTTCGCTGAGTATGAGGATGTTCTTGCTGAGAACGCTGATTTCGCGGCTATTAAGGAAAAGAAGGACGAGCTTTCTGTCGATGAGATTGAGAAGGAATGCGCAGTTCTTTATGTAAAGGTTAATCGTAAGAATAACTTCAGCAAGCAGGATTCTAGCGCTGCTGTTGCTGGTGTCCTCGATGATGGGGATGACAACGATTCGAATTGCTGGATGTCCGAGAAGTACGGCGCAATTCATATCAATCGATAAAGTATGTTTGAAGGAGTCGTGTTAAATGAATAACGTTTTTTGCTGTAAAGGAAAGCGTCTTGCTAATTATCTACTTGACCACGATTGTAAATTAATTAGAATTGATTGTGACCAAAAGTCAAAAGGCTTTTTGGTTTTTATTTTTGAAAAAGGTAAAAATCTTGATAATGCTTTGCATTCGTGGAAGTCGGATAAAGACAGCTATTTATTTTAATGCGGCTTCTCTGTTTTAGAAGGATTTGTTGTTGTATGGGTAAAACATTAACCAACGAAGAGTTTTTGAAAAAATTAGAAGATAAGAATATTAAATATGTGCCGCTAGAAGAATATAGTGGTCAGTATGTAAAAATTAAATGGCAGTGTTGTAATAATTCTAATCATATTTTTAAAGCTGCACCAAGAACCATTCTTAGTGACAAAGGCGGTTGCCCGTATTGCTCGCATAGAAAAGTATTTATTGGCGAAACAGATATGTGGACAACGAACCCAGAGTTAGCATCTATGCTTAAGAATCCAGATGACGGATATAAGTATTTTGCTACTGGAAGTCAAATGGTTGATTGGATTTGTCCATGTTGCGGCTTTGAAATTAAAAGCAAGACTATTAACAATGTTAGGATGCAAGGACTATCGTGTCCAAGATGCTCCGATGGAATAAGCTTCGCAGAAAAATTTGTCTATGAATTGCTTAATCAACTTTGTTGTGATTTTATTCATGATAAAACAACTAGTTGGTCTGATGGTAAAAGATATGATTTTTATATTCCAAATATGAATTTAATAGTCGAAACAAATGGTGCTCAGCATTATAATTCTAGTTTTGCTAGATTGTCTGATGAAACTAGAAACGCAAGAACATTAGATGAAGAGATTGCAAATGATGAATATAAGAAGCAGCTGGCTTTGTCTAATGGTATTGAACATTATGTTGTACTTGATTGTAGTAAGTCTGATTTGGATTATATTAAGAAGTCTATTTTAGATAGCGAACTGTCAATGTTGTTTGATTTATCAAATATAGATTGGCGCAAATGCTTTAAAGCAACGACCACATCTAATGTTATGTTGTGCGCTAATTTGTGGAATGACGGAATGAAAAACACACAAGATATTTCAGATTGTACTGGTATACATATTTCAAGTGTTATTTCTAATTTGAAGAAAGCTGCTAAAAGTGGTTTGTGTGATTTTGTAATTAATTACAAAAAGATTAAAAATAAAAATGAAAAAATTGATGAAGTTTGCAGACTTTGGAACTCTGGTGTTCATGACACAATAGAAATTGCTAAGATTGCAAACATATCAAAATCATATACTACGGCATTGTTAAAAATTGGTCGAGATAATAAATTGTGTGATTATCGTGACCAACGAGGGCGCAATAGAGGTAAATCATTACTATGCGTAGAAACTGGTTGTATATATGATTCTATTGCTAGTGTAACACGCGATGGATATAGTTCATCATGTGTTTCAAATTGTTGTAATGGCAAAAGTGAGACATATATGAATAAGCATTGGCAATTTATTTAATAATGTATTTGTATTTTATAAGGAGGATTCATATGCGTTATACGGTCTTTGAGTCAACAAATATGAAGAGTTCCCGCTTTGCAGAGCGTATCTTTGATGCAGTTGCGGAAGAGGACATTGAGAACGGCACCTTTGGTTATCTTGGTGAGCAGGAAGAGGAGGGTAGCCACGTCTATAAGTTCAAGAAGGGTTTCAAGGCTGGTGAAACTGTAGTTGTCGCCGACCAGCCTGCATGGAAGGAAGACCATCGCCGTACCGCTGATATGCGCCGCGATAAGTTTGTCATTCCTGCTGGCACCCGTTTCCGTGTTCGCGTTGTGGCTAAGAACGATGAGTTCGCCATTACCATTGAGGGCGTTACTCCCGCTACCCGCGACAAGATGAAGATTGGCGCTCATCTTACCATTGATGAGACTACTGGTAAGCTTGTAGCTGCCGAGACTGCCGCAGAGGGTACTCCTGTTATGGAAGCCGTTGTTGAGCGCAAGCGTATCGTTGGTGGCACTCTTGCTACCGCTGCGCACAACTATGGTTATGCAAATGAAATGTTCACAGCCCGCGTCAAGGTTCTGGGCTAATTTATTTAAGGAGGATATAGACTATGCATAAGTATGATTTTAGCAATGATGAGCAGAAGGTCTACAATCTCGCCCTTGACCTTGCACGCAATGATTTCTCTCTTGACGGCGAGGTAAAGAAGCGCGACCTAGAGGACGCTCTTCGTAACACCATTAACAACGATATTCTTAAGGGCAAGACTCTTTATCAGGCTTATCGCCGTAACAAGACTGTCCTTTTCGAGATTATCGAGGAGATTGTCACAACCACTATTGGCGAGAACATTCTTGATTCTCCATTCATCAATGAGTTTGTTGAGGTAAAGAATCGCGCTCTTGGTGACAACACTGCTTTCTATTCTGAGGGCGGTATGCTATCAGTGGCTTCTTTCGCTGGTAATCACTGGGATACCAATCGTCAGTCCATTGACCTTGGTGAAGAGTTCACGTTACCTAAAGAGTGGTACTACATTCACGTCTATGACGAGCTTGAGCGTTTCCTTCTTGGCGTAGCTTCTCTCGATAAGCTTGTTGATAAGGTCTATAAGGCTATTAGCAAGTATATGTCTGACCGCATTTATGCTCAGTTCCAGAATGTTGCCAACTCCGTCCCTGCCGAGTTCACTAAGAGCGGCAACACCGAGGATGCTCTTGGCGACCTTTGCGATTTGGTTCAGGCCGCTGGTGGTTATGGTTCTCTAACTATTGCTGGCACCAAGGCTGCTCTCCGCAAGCTTGTTAATGTTGTCCCCGATAAGACCTTCGCCGATTCTCAGAAGGAAGCTAAGGCTTCTACTGGCACCATCGGTGAGTGGGAGGGCAATAAGCTTATGGTTATTCCCCAGACCCTCAAGTCTGGTACTTTTGAGTTTGCTCTAAGCAAGAATCAGATTTTCGTTATGGGCGCTGACGTTAAGCCAATTAAGCTTGAGCTCATCGGCGATACCCGTACTGTCGAGTATGGTTCTCAGCAGACCAACGACCTTACCGAAGGTCTACAGATTCAGACCCAGATTGGCATGGGTATGCTTCTACCTCCCTATTTTGGCGTTTTCAATTTTGCCTAATAGATAAGGTTATATATAGTTTGAATATTGTTTGAAGAAAGGTGGTTTGGTTATGGCTCGTACTGCAAAGTCTACCAATACCGAACCCGTTGTTGACGCGGCTACCGTGGATGACTCTACCGTAGCCG